ATGTCATTAATAGAGCAACGTAATAACCATCCGGTTAGTGCGACGTATCTAGAAAAGAAGTTGGTGAGAACAATCGGCTACAAGCAAATCAGGACGTCTGATCTGACAGGCAATGAACTGAAGGATCAGGACGTGATCACGGTCGCGGTTCGTACCGAAGGAAAGATCTTCGACGCGTCAGCTGAGGAGCTGTCGACGTTGAAGCGTTTGACTAACGTTATCGAACTCGAATACCGCCACCCAGACGGAAACGTTGAGACGGTTATCTGCACTCAGGCTGAATTTTCTAAGATTATTACGCCTGAGAAGCTGGAGACGTTTGACTCCTTGAGGGGACGTCGTTCCGGCTTCAAGCCTGCTAGCTAGGAGGTGATCCGAAATCTACAACTTCATAACAACTAAATACGATCCCCGCATTCACTTGAGCGTTCAGCTCGTGGATGCGGGGATCTTCCATTTCTCGACATATCTGTCATAATGAAAGGACAACAATAAAACCCCGAAGTAGTAGTTCGGGGCCGTGTCTTCATTATAAAGCGTGGCCTCCATTTCGGGAAGGAGGAAACTGTAAATGAGACGAAATTATGTCTGCCCCGAATGCGGAGCAGTATTCCCGAAGCTGGTGAGTCAGGTCCGCTGTGACAAACCGTTTTGTGGAGTGCCATGTGCAGCTGCTTCGCGGTCTCGACGATCGGGGGCACATGCGTCCGAACAGGCAAAATTGAGACGAGCCGACCTAGAACAACCGAGGGCGCACAAATTGGTTCCGCTGACCAGGAACGGTGTAGCTACAGTGGATAATATCGATTTCGAATATATTCGGCAGTTTAACTGGTCTTTGGTGGATAAGGGATATGCGCGCCGAACCATTAAGGTTTTCGGAAGACCGAAGAATGAGCGTATGCATCGGGTGATCGCCGAGCGGGTTCTTGGCGTTCCAATCGGCGACAAAGTACAGGTTGATCACAAAGATGGCGATCGGTTAAATAACTGTCGCTCTAACTTGCGGGTTGCCACGCACAATCAGAATTCATTCAATACTCGCCGAAAGAGCAAATATGGATTTAAGGGTGTGGGCACTAACCATGATAGATTCCAGGCGAATATAAAAGCCTACCAAACAAAATTCTATATTGGCACATTTGATACACCCGAAGAGGCTGCATGGATGCGAGATCAGTGGGCGATCGAGCTGCACGGCGACTTTGCCCTGCTCAACTTTACCTACGAATGAAAAAAGCCCGTCAATACTGACGGGCTGATCCCACGATCTAAGCGGCAACGATTCTCACTTCTTTGACTAGCTGCCACCGTGAAGCCAACTCCAGAACGCTATGCGAAGCATCCCAGTAGTTGTCGAAAACCAAGTTGTTTCCGCTCCATGAGTCTTCGTCGTTCAGTGTGGTGACTTCCGCTCGGTACTTCGCAGTGCTGAGCATCAGATCTACCAGTTCCTGTGGCACTGAGGTGGAAGCTCCGTCTTCATCGGCCAAACCGGTGATGAACGCATTGCCTGCGACGAAGTCCTGGAAACGCCAACGGCTATCGCTCGACCACAACTCCATCGTGGCACGCTGGTTCTTCGGGAGGTGCTCAATCTTGCCGCTCTCGTTGAACCACAGAGTTGCCTTCTGCTGTTCAAGATCGACGGCCTGGACGAGACCTCCTACGAGTCCTTGCATGGCCGATAAATCACCTTCGAAAAACTCCAATGTGTCGACCTCTACTTCGAGATCTGCCGGGATCACTATGCAACGGATCTTCTTCATGACCTGCTCCGATCGTGGGGTGCTTCCGCAGTCGGCTGACTACGGAGGTGGCCCCGCGAGCGGCGCTACTTCTTGACCTTGGGCCTCTTGTAGGTCGAGCTGAATGCGCAATGCTTGTCGAGACACTTGTTGCTGCCTGGGCTTGTTATGTGGCCGTTCCTGCAGGTCGAGACACCAGTTGGTTGTTTGATCGCCACAGCCTTCTCGACGGCCTCACCGACGCTTAGAACGGTCGGTGTGCGTAGGTCTGCGATCTCGGCGGTGAGGTCTCGGATCTGAACTGAGAGGTTCACCAGGTCATCGAACGGGATGCATGCGAGTACATCATCATCTACGTCGAAGACGAGTGTGGGGATTCGACCAGGACTCGTGCCGGCCTTCGTCTGCCGCATCCACTTCTTGATCGCGATGGTTTTGTGGTTCTTAGCTTCGATGTCGAACGGGGTGTCTTGGAAGTAGTCGGTCAAATCCATCTTCTGATGCGAACCTGCACCACTTCGCTTGTCCCGCTGGACTCTTGCGCCTAGCTTCTTGCGGAGGGTCTTGGCGATGTGTTCTTCGAGAGACTTGCCCTTTTCGCTCGACACGCTCATGACATGTCCTTCTCGACGAGTGCTTTCAGGTGTTCGTCACCAGACAGGTCAACGATCCTCTGAACGATCGCTGCAAGAACGCGAGGTTCAACGTATCCATGCTGGATCATCCCGTTCAGGGTCAACAGGTGCGGTCGTGGCTGCAGCTTGACTAGCGTCATTACTCGACCACCCGTACGCGCTTCTTCCGTGACTTAGCCTCGATCTCGAAGGCTACGAGAACGTCGGTGATCTCGTACGCTGCATCAAGGTTGCGCTGTGCTTCAAGTAGAAGATTCGCTCTCAACTCGATCAGGGCGTCAGGTGACTGATCCTCGTAAAAGGCTTCGCGGGGGATGCCTAGTTGCTCTGCTGCTGTTTCTGCTGTGTGTAGTTCACTCATATCACTTCCTTACATATTATTTTCTTATTTATTCGGCGCAGCAGTTTGTGGTAGATGCGACGTTCGCGTCTGCTGGTCCGCTTGTTCTCCCGTTTCCCAGTTGGACAGTAACGGCAGTATGAGAGCGAGGCAGCCATCACCAGCTCTCCACGACCTGCCAGAACCATACCCAGCCGTAAACGCGATAACTCTCATACCCGACATCCCATCGTTCACCATGTTCTTCACGCATCAGCAATCCGAAGAAATGTTTGCTTACGATTCGACACGTCACCGCAGTGCCAAACCCTTTGTTGCACTGGTAGTTCTTGCCTATTTCGATGTCTCTAGCTTTCATCCACGTCCTCTGGTTTGTACACCTCAACCGTTGGCCGGTAGAAGTCCCCGCTCCATCGCCATGCGAGGCCTCCAAGCTTCAGTCGTCGGTTGAGTTCAAACTCTTCGTCGTCGTAACCGAAGTCCTGGGCCTTCTCCATCTTGCGGATGAGTTGAGCATTCGGGATACCTGCGAACTTGGCTGCGATCTCGTTTTCTAGGCGGGACGGTTGGGGTGGTTCGTTGTGACCGTAGGTAGGGGAGTGCTCGCTCATGCGGTTGTCTCCGCAGCAACCAAGTGACCTGCATCATCCAGTGCAATTACTAGTTTCAAGAGAGCTTTGAGTGGGGTGTGGCCATTCTCTATGTTGAGCCTTGGACCTTTGTAGATGTCATCGGCGTCTATAGAGTAAGTCCCATCTTCTTCAAAGATGATTGATATGACCTTGCGCCTTCTCTTAAACAGGATTCCGTGCAACTTCTCCAGTAGGTAGTCGGAGGTGTAGAGAGGTGTGTTATCGAGGAGAGAGTGTTTAGTGTCGTAGACATGGGGTGTCGTTCCGTAGAAGTATTTATAGCCCTCATCCCATCCGAAGCGTTCATACACTTCCTTACATAGCTCAAATAGCTCTTTATCCATTACTCGCCTCCTTCCTTCGTCTCAAAAACTGTGACCGGAGTGAACTCCTTGCCCTCCTCATCGACCTTGTTGAACGCGTAACCAAGCAGCATGTTCACCGTGATGTTGAGGGACAATCCGTGCTGAACAGACAGGTCTTGTACGCGCTCGGCCATCGAATGATCTGTAAGTCGCAATGCAATTGGCTTGATTGGTCGTCCGTTCATGCCGCACCCCCCCGGTACGCACCATGCAAGATGTGCGGAGCCAGCGCCTCCATGCGGACAAGAGCTTCTTCCCGTGTAATCAGTCGCTTATCTACCTCGTTAAACGTGTCCTCGAACGCGAGGATGAGTGCGAGCTTGGCGATGTCTGCTCGTAGATCCACCGTGTCGGCTAGATGGTCGATGCACGGTTGGTTGGGCAGTGATTCAGGTCCGTTGTGTGCCATGGATGATTCCTTGTTCAGTTGTTATTTAGTTGTGTGACAGTCGATCTGGTTGCGCCATCGAGTAATCAAGTGTCCTGTTGAGGGTGGGCTTCAACAGAACCTCGATGAAGCAACTAGATACCCGTCATGAGTCCACGTACTAGCCGAATGTGTGCGGATTACGTTCCACTGGTGGTACTTCAGAGAAGCTGGAGGGCAAACTTTGAAGCGGTACAGATGTGGGAACTCGTGACAGGTACGAAGTGCTGATCCAGGTGCGGAGATCAGCGACTTGGGGTCAGGGGGTGAGCTGGGCTTGAAAGGAGAGTTACTCGAAAGCTTCACTTGCGCCTTATTAATCGGGGCGACCCTCTCACCTAAACCCTGACCAGTAGAGCGCACGAGCTGTGGGTTCATGCGCCCACTTCCCAGCACACGATGAATATGCCGGGAAGTGGAAGTTGTTCATGCGGTTAAATGGCTACTAGTAATGCGCCGCATATCCTCTCACGAGTGCATTTGGTTGCTTCCCTAGGAGAAATTATCTCCATTCACTACTAGCAGTTGGTCTATGTAAGCATGTGGCCGAGCGCAGTGGTCTTGACTCGTCTCCCAGGGTCAGAGGCTCACCACTAGTGCAATCTCGAGTGCGCACTGTCGTCGCAACGCCCGGTCAGCTGCCCATAGTCCATGTTGTGCATACAAGGCAGGGATTTGACGAGTATTTTTGTTAGTTCCCTAAGGCCACATCCGATGGGTTCCGCCACCGCTTTACTCGTATAGTCACCCTGCATGGTCTTTCGCATAAACGGGAGCTATCTGTTCTTGCTCCTTAGCGCTATGGCCCATCGTGTCTACCTATTCCACCACTTGTATGCACATCAGAACGCATCAGGTAGTTGTAAAAAATCGCAATTCAATGCTCTAATTATTTTCTGATGCGCCCATTTAACTGCATGAACTGTTCTGTAAAGGTACATCTCAGCCGCCCTCGCTGTGCGGCTAAGCTTTCTACTTCTTAGGGATAGATTTTCGTGATCGCTTCGCTGCAATAAATGCCTGTGACCTAGTGACTGCCGGATCAGCGGATTGGAGTGCGGCCTTTGCTCGGCGCTTCGTCTTCCATTGTCCTAGTTGCTTCAGGAAGCTGATGTTCCACGTTGGTTCAAAACTGAGTTTGATCGTCACTATTTCTTGTTCTACGTTCATTGCTATTTTGTTTCCCTCCTGCGAATAACTATGAGCCAAACCGTCCTCTTTTGCAATAGCGAAATGTCACGAAATGCGTTGTGGCTGTGGATAACTCGCTACTTGGTGAACAGGTACAGATGGCCGTCGTCGTCCGCAACAGAGTGGATGGTGTTCAAGGCGAAGTCGTGCGCGATACCTGCCTCATCCCACTTGGCGTGCTGTCTCATGTCTTCGGGTAGGAACTGCCTCAACTGATCCAGCTGAGCTTCGAGTCCGCTCTCGATCAAGTAGTCGGCTGCGTACGCCTCGATGCTCTCGAAGTGACCCAGGTAGTGGTCCTCGAACATGTTGATCGCCGCTTCCAGCTCTTCGCCGTTCCTGAAGCCGACGTACTCAAGCCAGTGGGCGACTGCGATTCCCTTAGCTGTGACAGCCTGCTCAACTCGTTCAAGTAGCTGGGGATCTTCTTCACCGAGTGGACAACCTACGGAGTGAGGGGCAGATATGTGAGCACGACAGGCGGGGCAGAAGTCGTCTTGTTCAGTTGGTTCATCCGGGGGAGTGAGCCACTGCTTCGACCATCCTTCGACGGGATCATGTGACTCACGAGCCATGACGTACGCGCCGAGGGCTTCGAGGTGTTCGCGGTTGTAGTCGGTGTCGGCGTTGGCCCAAGACTCGTTGATCTCAGCGACTACCTGGGGTAGATCGATCGCTCCAGTACTGGTGAGGCTGTAGAGGGCACTGGACGCACCGCCATGCCATTGCGAGGCGATCACGCGTGCGCCAGCGTCTCCAATTGAGCGTTCTTCTGATGTGGCGCTTGCTATTTCGTGGTCGATGAGTTGTTCATCTGACCAGTGTTCGGGGTTGGGTTGGTTTAGTTTTTCATTCATATCACCTCCTTAGGTTTTCGTTGGTTGAGCTATTTGCTGTGAGTGGCGTCGGCTGACTGTGTAGGCAAGAAGTGATAGGAGATATTCAGCCCCTCCTTCCTGAGTCGGGCAACAAGGTCGTCCAGGATTCTTCTGTGTTTCCTGTTGTAGGTGTCGCTCATGCCCACTTCGTATGTGTCGAGTCCATCGACCATCCCTAGCCACATCATCTGGGTGGGCTTGATCCCCGACTCATTGAGGACACCGAGGATGTAAGAGTCCGCGGCCCCCTTGGTACGCGGTCCAATAGCCCAGTCAGCCTTCGCGAATCGTGGACCGTTGACGGGTTTCGGCGGAATGTCTCGCTGAATCTCACGGACGATGGTCAGTACCTCGTCAAGCATCTCTTCGGATGTGCGGGTTGACGGCTTGGCTGGATTCAGGGCATTGACGATGCAGTCGTTGAATCGCTGTTCGTACTCCGGCGACCATGCTCGACTGAAGGTTCTTTCTTTAGTCGACCAGTCAGCGTCGACTCCCTTCGCGATTGTCTTCAGGATCTTCACGACACCCTCTTGGTTCAGCAGATTGCCTTGAAACTGCTTCAAGGGGCTAGTCACCTGTGACGGGGAAGTAAAGTTGACCAGACTGGGCATCACGCGAGTGGTTGCGTCAGACAATGCCTTTGAGAGCGCACCTGCTTCAAAGTTGAGCCACGGTGCGTTCTGGTTCTCGGGAGTCACGACGATAATCCCGAAGGACGTTCCGTCTAGCTCGCGCTTGATGTCGTCAAGTGGACGTGCACCGGCTTCAATGTCGAGATCAGAGACCCACGGTGTGGCGCGGTCGAACATCTCAAGTAGCAGGTCATGCCATACGCGTGCGATGGACTTTGCTAGGTCTCCCGACCAGCTAATAAAGATCTTGAGATCGTCGTCTGCCATGTCGGAACAGTACCAATCCGACCAGTCCCTACGTGTGCCAGATCAGTACTGGAACGATGAACAGCGACAGGTAGAGGGTTCCAACGATGATCACGGCGATTACCAGGAACATCGCGATCCATCGGCCGGCCAGCTTGAGTGCGGGGATCAAGTAGGGGAGAAGGTTCATGCTGCCGCCCCGTCGTCCTGTTCACCGTCATAGATGTAGAACCACAACGGTCCCTTGTCGTGGACACTGCGGATCAGGTGACCTTCGTGCTTCAAGTCGAGGACGCGAGCGGGGTAGCGCCACGCGACTTTGCGGAGTTCAAGGTTGCTTACTTTGCCCTTGGCCTTGAGCAGTTTGAGGATCTTGGCTGTGTGAGTTTCCTTGGTAGCCATTACGAATTGACTCGTCCATCTGGAGACACCCCGACGTACAGCCGTGACTCACCATCTACGTAACCGCCAACCCAACCCTCGGCATACCCTGCGCAGATTGCTGCATCAGGTGGGTAGACGTAGTAGTCGTCAGCTCGATACTCCACGCCGTAGCGGTGGCAGAGGTTGCGTAGTGCTTCCTCTTGAGCAGTGTTGATCTTGTAGCGTTCGGGTTCTTCGGGGGAGGGGAAGCGTTCCATCAGTTCGACCTCACGCAACTGATTCCAACGTGGTCGCCGTCGGCTCGGTAATTTTCCTCCTGCGCGCCTGTGACCACGTAGCACTTGTTTCCGTCGTGGTCGAACATGCTGACAGTTGGAGTCTTGCCTTGGTTCTCTCGGCTACTCACTTGGTAAATGGTGTTCGTCCAAGGCAATTCGATGTATCGCGCTGCGAGGGCTGTCCCTGTCGAGGCGACCACGGCGATGGTGAGCACTCCTACTGTGACGATTGCCGTCTTGGTGTGTCGACCGCTCATCTACTTGTTCCTCCTGAGGGCCCTGTAGATCAGGTATCCGATGAATCCAATTACGACCGTGATTAAGACGAGCGACGCTGTGATCCAGATCGGTGAAACCACCCACCACCAGGACCAATTGATCACGTTCAGTAGCTTGAGGGTGATGAAGACGATGGTGAGCAGACCAACGAAGCCGATGCCTCCGCTGCTCGATGAACTGCTTGATGATGAATAACGTGTGGACATAAATTGGTTCTCCTTATTAAGTTGTGTACTCGCTGACACAGCTGGACGACGAGCGGGTGTATAGCAACTAACATCGCGATTTCGCTTGGATGATTAGTTACGCTCGACGGCCAGCAATGCCAGCGGTTCGGTCTATTCGAGACCTTTGTTTTCTCTCGACAGGTTGCAGCTACTGCAGATGTACATCAGGTCGTAGACGGTTGCCCCTGCGTACTTAGTGTGGTGGATCTGGCACCCCTTAGACACGTGGTCGAGGAAAAGCTCGCACTGGTACGGGTTCTTGCCGAGTCGGCTCATGCACTCCACCACGTACACCCTGATCGTTGGATCAAGCCAGTTCTCCACGCTGTTGTTCCCCTTCTTTGGGGGTCCGAGAACCTTTGTCGCATGTTGGTTGATACTTTTGGTGCTGGCTGGTCTTGTGAGGAATTTCTGAATCTTCGAGGCGGACAAGCCGTGCCGTGTCAGTGCAATGATCCTGTCGCCATCAGTCATCGTGTCGGTCAGTTTCGGAAATGGACGACTGACTGGAACGAGCTTGGCCCGACTGCGCTGCGGCATTCGTTGCTTCTTTGGTTCATCGAACGGAAACTTGCCACTTCGTGCGTCTGCTACTAGCTGAACATCTATTTGTAAAAAATGTGAAATATACTTGTCGCTCATATCGCTGGCGAAACAGCGTTGTAAATCGTTTGTCAAGGACTTTTTCATATATGCATCTATTTTCTCATATCTAGCGATTTCTGCATATATCTACTAATTGGTGGTTTTGTTGTGGCGTCTCCATAGCAATTCCCGGTCCAAATTTTGACGTTTGATGTAGCGATTCAATGTTTCGCGGTTCACGTCAAACATGCGGGCGATTGCGGACTTGGAGACTCGTTTCAGCTGAAGTTCGAGGATCTGCTCGTCTTTGCCATACAACTTGAGGTTTTCGACCTTGCCCGAACCAATTGGCCGGCCAAGGATCATGCCTTCAGCTTTCTTGCGTGCCAACGCTTCCCGTGTTCGTGCCGAGATGAGATTGCGCTCGATCTCAGCAGAAAGTCCGAACGCGAACGCGAGCACCTTGGAGTTGATGTCGTCCTTGAAGACGATGTTCTCCTTAACCGCGACGACACCGATGCCACGATCGAGTAGGTCATGGATCGTGTTCTGTACGTCCAAAAGCCGACGCGAGATACGACTGGTCTCGCTTACGACGAGCATGTCGCCGCGTTCAAGTCCTTCGAGTACTTCGCTTAGCTTTCGTTCGGTGAGGGTGCTCTTGTAGCCACTGATCGTCTCGCCGACAGTCTCAGTGATCTCGATACGTTCTCGATCGGCAAAGATGCGTATGCCGCTGAGTTGGTTCTCCACGTCTTGCTTGTTGGTGCTGACTCGCACATAGGCGATAACTCTTGGCATAGGCCTCCTCTATTTGGCTTTGTAGTGATTCGTGTGGGTGCTACAATCCGCCGAGCCTCAACGACGGAAGGTGCTCCTGATGAGTCGCCAGCAGATGTACACACTGATCGCGCTGAACAAGGAGCGCCCGAGCGATGGCTTGGTCAACGACATCTATAAACTTGTGAACGGGTCTGTCGCTGCTGGAGAGATGACCCAGGACGAAGCTTTGGAGATCATGCAGTCACTCTGATCGGATGATCGCCTCCACCACTGCATCAAGTGGGTGATCCTGGATCTCATCCTCCATCTACGCGACCTTGGTGTTTGGCCGCTTCACCAACTCCCACCTTCTTCTTTCCTCGTTTACTTATTCGTCCACCTTTCGCACCTGCAAATTTGGCTCGTTCTTTCCCAGATATACCGTCAGTTCCAATCTCATCTGATCCGAATCCTCCTGGGTTGCTGAACGACCGAATATAGTCGCTGGCCTCAATCTCTGAGTTAAACGAAGCACCCTTGTAACGTTCAGTCGTTTCGACTCGGTACTTGCCCCGAGCCTTGTCGTAATAAAAGAAGTTCCTCTTCTTTCCAAGCTTCAAGGTTGTTATGGGTTCCGGCGAAAAATCGTAGATGCGCCGTCGTATGGTCTTCTCTGATACTCCGTTGAGTCTTGACAAGTCTCTGACCACATAGCCATCCAAAACAGCGGCGAACATCTGACCTCCAAGTCGATTCATCACTTTGCTAGTGTTGTCCACCAACGAGTTCTCTGCCGCATGAAGCGCGTTCTCGATGTTTGTCACCCACTCTAGGTTCTCGACCCTGTTGTCTGTCTTGTCGCCGTTGATGTGGTTTACCTGGGGTTTGGCATCGGGATTCGGGATGAAATGGCGTGCAACAACCCGATGTACTTTTTCTGTGCAGAATTTGTCCCGACTACCTAGGTGTGCTTGCCACCGTAAATAACCCTTCTTATCCTTCTGGGGCCGAGCGAACCCGCCATTCTTGAGGATGATACTGCCATCCGAAAGGATGGTGTAGGACTCGTCTTTGTCATATGGTCGTGACGAGATATCTTCAGGTTCTATGTTTCTTCCGTTGAGGCCGCCGATCCGGCCCAACCTCTTGTAAAAGTCTTCTCCGTAAAGTTCCTTGTTCCTCTGGGCAGCTTTCTTCCCACCCGCTGGTGTCCCGGAGATACAACTACCCTCTCTTCCATTGCTTAAGCTTCTCAAGGAGACGCCTTCGGGTCTGGGCTTTCGCGACGGTGCCTTGCACGTCCGCAGTCTGCAGTGCTTGAACTGCCTTTGGAAGCGGCGTAACGATGTCTTCTAGCGCCTGCATTCGTCTGTTCAACTTGTTCATTGCTGTCTGACTGTCGTTATAAGCATCGAGGAGTAGTTGTGCGGATATTCCATCCTGCTGTACTGGCTGACCGTCATGTACGCGGGTTGGGGATGCATAGTGTGTTCCCCTATCCTTTTCTCCTACGATAGTCACACCGGATTTGACGAGACCGCCTTTTGCTAGCCGACGGGTCGGCTTGGTAACATCGGCAGCTGTCTTTTCTTCAATCTTGGCCGCCGTCTTTGACTGCGTGATTCGGTTATCTTGGATCTTGACCACAGGTCGCTGCGCGGGGTTCATTGCCCTCTTGGCCGACACCCGCTGCGCTTGCGCATTTCGGCGTCTCTGGAACTCTTCCCAGGTCTTCGCCCGGCGGATGAGGTTGACCGTAGATACCTTGTACCCGGTTTGCATTGCGATTTCTTCTGGAGTTGATTTCTTCGATCGCGCAACGATGCTGTCGAATATCTCCCTATTGATCTTGGTTGAGCCACTTGCTGGCATAGTTGGTTTCTCCCGAGGTCTCCACCTCTCTAATTGTTATTGCGCTGGTTCGTTTGACCTGCTTGGTGCTGCGAGCAGCGTCCCTATCGCTTGAAGCAACGACCTTTCGTGTTCTGACAGCGGTTTGGGGCTGTCCAGTTGAACGTCAGCTTCCATCTCGTATTGACGAACTTCCCGTGGATCGTTCCACCAGGCGAGACTCATTACGCAGTCTCTACCGGGGGAGTAATGCTGTCATCAGTCCACTCGGGTGGTAGGTCATACGTTCCCGCTTTGATTTCCTCAACTGCTTCAGCGATCGCGGTGATCTCTTCTGCCGTGCAGTTCTTCAGGAACGGTTTGCTGGTCCCGAACTTACTTCCAGTCACGTGACCGACTAAGTTGCGCCTGGCCTTGTCCGATATAGGTAGATCCAACATGTGTCGTTGGAGGTTCAGGACTACATCGTCCTTGCCCGAGGTCTTCACGATGATCTCGTTCGGTACAACTTGGTCGCGATCACCAGTAAATACCGGTGTGGCAGGCGTTTCGTCGTTCCTCAAGATTCGCGCTTTCTCAGACACAAGCTTGCGTAGATTCGCAATCGCTACTGTTGCGTGATCCTCTGTTCGGAGGGACACGAGACGAGTATCGATCTGCTCCTTTGGAAACTTCAGATCGACGCACAATTGTCGGATCTCGCTGATTTGTTCGTCGGTGGGCTTAGCCTGCCTGTTGGCGGCCTTGTTCCCGTCGTCGTCATCGTCCTCTGCAGATAGTCCGAGAATCGCCATCGTGGTCTGTCGCCGTTGATACGTGATTGCTGAACCGAGTCCTTGAGGATCGTTCTTGACCAGTAGAAGGTCAGTGTCGTGCATTACTCCGACACCTGATTCGTGTACCAAGTAGCTTCGGAGGAAGTGCTTGCCGTCCTTCGACATCACCCACTGCGTGAGTGCTAGTTTGTGCTTCGAGAGCAGTGGCAGAGCGGCATTTTGGACGTCTGCAAGTTCGGCGTAAGTATTGCCGTAGTGTGCGTTCTTTGCGCCTTTGATGACCGTCTTAACCTCTCCCTGAAGCTTCACAAGAGCTGCTGCGATGGCTGGTGGCATTAGAAGGGGAAGCTCAGGCGCAGCCGGCGTCTCCGCTGGCTTCTTAACCTCGCTTGGTTCTTCCTGCTTTTCCTTTTCTGCCATCTGCAATCTCCTTATTAAGTTGTTTGGTTATCTCGCTCATCTTAGAATCTTGGAAGCCGCTTATTGCGCTTATTGCGGATTTTGTTAACCGCCGCTTCCTCTTCGATGCGTTGTTCGATCTCTGCGATCTCTGGATGGTCACGGACTAGCTCGTTGAACACCATCGATCTGCTGACCGCAACCTCTGTCGTTGACTGTCCTTTTCGGTACTCATCGATAGCCTTTAGGCGGATCGGATGAACTGAAATTGATGTCGGTGTGAGTGCGTCGCCCCATTTTCGGGCTGGTTTAACCCATGTCTTCTTGCTCATATCTATAAATCTTTCTTCAAGTTATCCACAGCCCCCTGCTTATTGTCTGATGTAACGAATCGGTTAGTCTGTCCAGCTCACATTGTGCTGCGTTGATTCACTAATTACTATGAGCCAAACACGTAAATTATGCAATAGCGAAATGTGGCCTGTGGAAAACCCATTTCGTGACATTGTGTGGTTAAATGTTAAGGAGATGAGCTATGTTTCAACCCAGTACCAGCCACCAGGTAGCCCGCAGGGTCGAGACATACCCGTAGAGGCTGCTACCAGCGGAGATGAACCGCCACGCGCTGACGCTCAGTACCTGTATCGTTCTTCTATGCAGTTACTTGCCCGCGACAGGGAGATCCTCAACTTGGTCAGTCGCTTCTCTCAGCTGTCCAGCGGACATATTGATGCTCTGATCTTTTCCGAACTTGCATCCAGAACGCCGTGCTCAAATGCGTTGCGGCGACTAACTGGACTTGGCTTGCTGCACCGTGTCAATCAGATGTTGCCTGGTGGTGCTCGTGGGGGATCGCAGAGGTATTGCTACGCCCTCGGGCCGAACGCTTGGCGCATGTACTCAAGTACTCGATACCGACCGCAGCGGACATTGAACCCCCACACTCTCGCAATCGCTGATGCCTACGTGGCGATCAAACAGGCTGAGCGCGAAAAGTGGGTGGACGTACTGACTTACGGTACTGAGCCTGACAGTTGGATTGACGTTGCTGGTGCTGATCTTCGCCCTGATCTGTACGTCGAGCTTGGACTTCGGGAGAAGCGCGAGCGAGTGGTGCTGTGGCTTGAAGTTGATATGGGCAGTGAACGACAGAAGCAGATCCTTGAAAAAGTCGATCGCTACAAGTACGCACTAGAGCACTCGGCTGAGTACCCGCTTGATGTGTTCCCTAGCGTGCTTTTCCTGGCCTGTGACGAGGCTCGGGCAGATGAGTTGAGAACTATCCTCCGTCGTGCGCCGCAGACCCCTGAGGGCTTTATATCGGTTGCGTTGTTATCGAGTTTTCCACAGCTCCTGAGGTAGATAGTACAACGCTTTGACTATTGGTTATTTGCGGGGGTGGTGAGATAATAGGTACAGAGGTGGTGACACCTGAATAACAACTAAAAAGCTGGAGCAGCAAAAATGAATGAATTAGAACCAATCTTTACGCCAATGAACGAGGCGCTAACTGAGCGACTTTGGTTTAAAATATCTGATGTCTCGGTGGTGTCAGGGAGCCTGGACACTCGGGAACGTGGACTTAAGGCGATAGTAGATATTGATAACATCCGTTATGAAGTAATCGGGATTCCTTGTGATCTCGACGGATGCGATTGTGATGCAATGCTTGCAGCCATATGATCGTTGATACCGATACGGGCGAGGTCCTAGACCCCGCCCCACTACGCAGGCGACCTACTAAGCCGATGCGTAAGCCCTACGGGCGCAGAACATCACACAAAGATGACTCTGCACTATTTATTGGGCTGCTCGGGCTTCTAGTGGCGACGATAGCAATAACTAAATAATGGAGAACAACTGAATATGAACTACCGCGGATATGAAATACGAGCAGAGCTACGCACGCTTGAACAGCATGCGCTTGATGATGATGGTGAAGTACTCGACGCAATTGATAATACGTCAGAGGTGGAGATCGAAGGCTACTACTACGTAGCGCCTGACGGTGATGCTAGTGAAAACCTGCTATCAGTGTCTATCGTAAAGGAGTGGATAGACGAAGATTTAGACGCGAGCTAGACCTAAAAGTTAAAAATGAACCCCGCTACTTGGCGGGGTTCTTCTTGTCTGAGGCACCCTTACGGGCGGGGCTAGGCCTCCTATACATATTACGACGATCGTAGTTCATCATGAAAGTTTTGTGACGTTTCAGGTTATCTGCGAGATCAGCTTGTCTTGCTGCGTCTGTGGTGGGTGACGGCGTCTGAGGGATGACGATGCGTCTATTGGTAAGAGGGAGTTGTTTTTCTTTATCCACCATGCTGTCTTCAGTATGGCATGAGGCGGGGGATTGTGGAATATGGAAAACGTCAAGTATTGCAAATTGTGTCGATCTGCTTATAATGAAATACAGCAAGCAACTATCTTCAAATGGTGTAAGTCTTGCTCCTGGGATTTACCTCGGAGGGCATTGCAATTTATTGAGGTTTCTATATAATAGGACATGAAGATAGTTGCTAAGGCACTCCGTAAGGGGTGCTTTTCTTGTATCTCGTGGGAGACTTGAAGACCGTTACGGTTCGGATGCGAGCATAAAGAAGTGATGAAATGAACGGCTCAGCGTTTTAGGGGTATCGTAACAACCCTCGCTTTGTACTGATAGTGCTCTGCCAACTCTAGCTACCTTCACAATTTGGCGATGTTATAGATGGAACGGCAGTCATCCACAGGGAACGAGTACGCTTGAAGGAATTACGTAATAGATCAAGCCTCTGAAATTAGCGTGGCGGATACCAACTCGTTCGGTTACTATGAATGCCGCATTAGGTGGCTGCCGTTCCGTCTATAACAACTTCAGAACACGCATGAGCAGTGAGTGGCGGAATAGGTAGACGCTAGGTAATCAAAATGTTAGGTTCATCCCATCCAGGAATCGTTGTCGGTACCTAGGAGATGGTGGCGAGAATCCGACAGAAGTGGACCATGCAGGGTGACTATACGAGTACATCTGACTTAACTAGCCAGCTCTGAGCAGCGAGCAGTGCAGCTTCTTAGGAAGATCCAGTTGGTCTGGAAGAGTGCAGCGCTTTAATGAAGCTGTCTCGGCAAATCCCTGCCTTACTGCTCTTGCGTGTTCTGAAGTCTTGAATCCACCGAGATGTCTTGTACCGATCATCTGGAAAGGGGAGTTAGTACTCAAGCTATCCCTGATCTAGCCGCCGTGTCCGACCTACTCAGGGAATGCTGGATTATTAACTCCCCCCGTAGCTTGCGTCTGAGCGCCGGGGGTTGTTTCAGTTGTACCGGCATCTTCACTTAATGGAGTGTCTTGCTTGCGCGCTGCATCGAAGAGCGTAGGTTCGTCCGCGATTTCGTCGAGGTTCCCGAACGATACCGGTAGCTCGTCGGCGGGTAGTTCTGTTGGGTGCCGGAATCGATATTCTGCAATCTTCTGGAAAGATAAATTGGCGGTGTTCAGAGTTTCTGTGAGCTCAACCGCGTCTTCCGAATTGATCTCCCCGTCATCTGGAAAGATCACCTTCCTGAGGTCCATCGCTGTGGATATTACTTGGGCGCCCGCCTGGTAGAGCGGTCTGGACTCGATCTGTAGTAGAGCGAGGCGAATATTGATTACGCCCTCGTTGTATTGACGCCTCAGCTCATTCTTGTGAGAAATCTGCTGGAGGTAAGAGTCATCACGCTGGAACATCGCAATAATTGGAACATTGTTATATCCCGAGTCGTTGTACGTATAAACCTCGGTTATCATGCTGCTGACCGACTTCATGATAGTGCTAGTTGCTGCATATTCGCGGGCGCGAAGGTCAGCGATACGGCGGGTTTCAATGTCCTTGTCAGATCGCTTCTCGGCTGCTCTTGCTTGTTCGTTGGCGTTTCGCGTCTGCCAAACAGCAACCACGACAGCAGCAACAGTGGCTCCGCCTGCGACCCATGTCCCTACGTTTCCCCACTGATTTGGCCCCCAAGCTTCCTGCCAGTAGACCAGAACAATTACTACGCCTATGAAAATTAAGGTGAGAACTAGGGCGATGGCGGCTCGTACACCTGGAGACCGACGCGCAGACTTGAAATCGCTTGCCTTTTTCAGGTCGGGGTCCTTGTCGACATTTTCATGGATCACCCGCTGATCTAAGCAGATCCGACCGACCGTCCTTCACTGTCAGACCACTATGCGAACATCCTCGCTATGAACCTGATCCCCACCACTGACGCCACCGTGGATGAAAGCGCCCTTTACCTGGCAGCATCACCACACACTCGCGCGCAGGTTCTAACGAGTCCATGCCCCGTGCCGGCCACTCCAGGTGTTTACGGCTGGTGGTTCCGAGAGCTGCCCGCTGAGATCAACACGGCAGGGTGTGCGAAGAGAGACGGGCTAACCTTGCTGTACACGGGGATCAGTCCATCAGCACCTCCCGCTAACGGAAAAGCTCCGAGCAGGCAGACTCTTCGGACTCGGATCAAGACTCACTACAGGGGCAATGCAGCAGGTTCGACGTTGCGGCTGACACTTGGGTGCTTGCTATCCGATCAGCTGGGAATCGAGCTACGTCTGGTTGGTTCGGGCAAACGGCTGACATTCGTTGCGGGTGAGAAGGTGCTGTCCGAGTGGATGGCTGAGAACGCGTTGGTCTCGTGGGTTCTGAACCCCGAGCCTTGGGTGTTGGAGCATCAGCTCATCTCCAGCCTGGACGTTCCTCTTAACTTGGATGCCAACGCGCACAACAGTTTTTTCCCAACTCTGAAGGCTGTGCGGCAGTCGGCACGCGATCGGGCGAGAGAATTGCCAGTGGTGCCGAACCCTGGTGTGGGCGGTCGGTGAGTTAGGTCGTCGTTGGTGCTTCCGTCGTCACGTCTGTAGTTTCCTGATCGGAACCAAGCCCTGACGCCTGGGTGGCTCTCTGAATTTCTTTCTCTTTTTGCATTTCTTCGAGGACGCGGTCGAGTGTCGTGCTTCCATGTGCTGCGTTCGTCGCTCGTAGTAGCTTGGTCTTCAAAACCGACACTTCACTGATGGAATTTGTGATGAAGTTCGTGATGTCCGAACTGACCGGCCCGCTGACTATATTCTTGCTAGCTTTGTCCTTGACTTTTTCGAGTACTGTTGTCAGGTTGATGCTCGCTCTGATTACCGATTCTGTCTCAAGACTCAACATGGCCAGATTAAAAACCCGGAACGCCTCAGAATATGAGTCCACCCATTCGTTCTTGATGATTTCGACATTCGTGTCCTGTGTGGACATATCGGCCATCGCGACGTGGGACAACGCGTAGTACCGACGTGTTGAATCCATAATTAGATCCGCAGCTTGTGCGATAGCAGCGACTGCATCAAGTTCTTGCTGCCTCGTTTGTGTTTTACCGATACGCTTTTCCGTTTCCTCGGCCCTGCGTTCTGCCTCTCGTGCTTGGATATTCGCGTTATTGGTCTGCCATACGGCCACACTCACCGCGCCGAACGTCATGATCGCGCCAAGCCAGGCGCCTGCTGCGGCCCACTGTGTCTCGTTGAACCTCGTCCCCGTAGCGAGGACGAACAAGTAGTGGCCGGCAAGGGCTGCGAGGAGTACGACAATGAACAGACCGACGGCGTAGCCAATTTTCTTGAGCACCCGCGGAACACTACAGGAGTGGATGGTTGGGTTTTCCACAGACTGATCATCAATAGTGTATTTCGCTATTGCATTTATCGTTAGTTTGGCTCATAGTTATTTATAGAAAATATAATCATAGAAAGGCAATAAAGCTATGAACACACTAACTATCGGAATTAAAGTAACAGTACATATCCACAAGACTGGTGAGCGGTGCCCGAGCCCTTGCGGCCCAAACGGTGTGAAGGCGGCAGATATCAAGGGTGGGGCCTGCATAAAGGTTAAGGGATGGGAGCTGTCATATACCTCACGCACCAAGATGTATGTGGTTCACAGTGACAAACCTCCTTACGGAAACAAGCCGTACTACGAGTTCCGTAGCTTTAACTGTGCTGCTGCCAAACTTAACGAACTAGGTCGAGCGCATCCGAGCAACGGTTTTGACAGCTATATGAACAGTTAGCCACGTGACCTTGGTATGTCCCTAAACTGCCTTGCCTAAAACTTAATCAGGAATCAATGCAATATGAGTTCATACGATCAACCCAACAAGAACCGCCGCGGCCTCGTAGTCTTTCTACTAGTGATCGTCGCCTTCATCGTCTTCATCGCCGTCGCAGCCTTCACTCAAAAGACCGACCAACCAACTGGTCTCGTAGTTCCAACTGAAACCTCGACATCAGCACCCGCACGTCAGACGATCACCCCGAACTCTCTCGAATCCCTCGTCAACGCCGAGCGAACTAAAGCGGGAAAACAACCCTTCACAACAAGCGACACGCTTCGATCGAGCGCGTGTGCCAAAGCGGATCACATGCTCTCTCAAGACTATTGGGCACATACCTCACCAGACGGCGTGACTCCCTGGACCTTCATCGAGAAGGCCGGCTACCGCTACACAACTGCGGGGGAGAACCTTGCCAGGTCATACCCCGACGATGCGAGCCTTGTTGATGCCTGGATGAACAGTCCATCTCACCGAGAGAACGTACTTGGAGACTTCCAGGACCAAGGGATCTGCCAGAAGACCGGGACATTGCAGGGGAAGACGACGACGGTGACTGTGCAGCACATCGCATCGAAACAGTAAGAACAACAACTAAATACGGAGAACCAATGAATGAAGATCCTTACAAAAGTCCTAGTCGGCTCACGACTCCATGGGTTGAACAACGAACAGTCTGATTATGACTACCGTGGTATCCACATGCACGATCTCGCTGATGTGCTCAGTCCGTTTAGGACGCTCAAGAACACCACTTGGATAGAGGGCGACGAAGACAACACGAGCTATGAACTGGCCGACTTCTGCAAGCAAGCTGTACATGGTAACGCCACCATCCTCGAAGTCTTTTTCAGCGACGCGATCATCGAAACAACACCGATCGCTGACGAGATGCGAGCCAACTGGCGCAAGTTCATTGATACCGACAAGGTAGTCATGGCAAGTCGGGGCTACGCGCAGAATCAGCTCAACAAGATGGAGCTATTTGACGACATCGGGGTTAAGAAACAACACCGGACGAGCAAGTTCGCGATTGCCTACTGTCGAGTGCTTTGGCAGTGTGCTGAATTCCTACGTACCGGTGAATTCCCTTGCAAGGTAACAGATCCAGAGCTGCGTCAGTTCCTCCTCAAGCTCAAGGCAGGTTGGGACGATATGTACATACCCGAATGCACCGAACGATTCGCACAGCTTCAAGCAAACGTCACCCGCGAGTGGAAGACTGCGGACAAGTTGAAACCAGACACCGCATGGATCGAGGCCTTCATTTACAAAAGCTATACAGGAGTACCAATGAGTGGAAAACCGCTATAACACCGCACCGCAGAAGCAAAAGCTAGACGAGTACGTCAAGATAGGACTGCTCAGGAGTCAGACGAATAGCGCTGGGACACTTACCATCTACGTGTACACCGAGACTACTCAGTTCGATCGCCTGTGGAACAGCGTCACTCGACAAGCTCGGGGGCTAGTGCTCGACAACAAGAGCCGCTGCATCATCAAGTGCCTACCGAAGTTCTTCAACGACAACGAGCCAGAGGCACTTCTTGAGAAACCAAGGGATCTCGATCCGACTCAATTGGTAGTCCAGGACAAGGTAGACGGTTCGCTAATTCAAGTCGCCAATGACCCTGAGTATGGGTTGGTTGTCACCTCCAAGGGCAGCTTTGCGAGCGATCAGGCTATGTGGGCGCGGGAGATTATTGATGAGCAGTATCCGCCATCGGGGGGCTACTTTGAGCCCGGCCTCACCTACATTTTCGAGTTGATCCATCCTGATAACCGCATCGTGATCGACTACGGCGACCGGCGCGAGTTGATCTTGCTGGCTGTTGTCGAGAATGACACAGGCAAAGAGCGAGACATCTATTCGAAGCGTTTCTTGTCGTTTGATCGGGTAGCCAAGCTCGACCCGTCCACCGTCGACAACGTCGAAGCACTGAACGACAAGGGGCTGAGCGAAGGCGTCGTCGTCAACTTTGGTGGCTACCGTGTGAAGATCAAAACCGCTGAGTACCTGCGACTCCATCGAATAGTCACCGACTTCACCCCGAAGCGAGTGTGGGAAGCACTGAGCAACGGCGATCCACTCGACTTCGAGAACATGCCTGAGGAGTTCCAGACATGGCTCGATGAGACCACCGCAAGGTTCAACGATGAGTTCCTTGCCCTTGACGTCGCCGTCTGCGATGAATTCGAACGATCGCACCACCTATCTGACAAGGAGTTGGGGCTGTCAACCGAGTTCAAGTACAAGGGTCTGGTCTTTATGCTCCGAAACGGCAAGGACATCGGGCCAACCATCTGGAAACAAATCAAACCTCGAAAGGAGGTGGTACATGCCAAAACTATTGATGCTTAAAGGATTACCGGGAAGTGGGAAGAGTACATACGCCCGCCAACTGGTAGAGAAGAACCAGTACACGCGAGTCAACAAGGATGATCTGCGCGCAATGCTCCATAACGGCGCGCACTCAAAGAGCAAGGAAGCTACTGTCCTCAGTATCCGTGATGCAGTAGTCCTAGAAGCATTGAGTAAGGGATCGAACGTCGTCGTCGATGACACCAACTTCGCTCCGATCCACGAGATCCGTCTACGTGAACTCGCGAAGGAACACGGCGCTCAGTTCGAGTTCAAGTTGATCGATACGCCGCTCCAGACGTGCATCGAGCAAGACTTGAAGCGACTCAACAGTGTTGGGCAGAAGGTGATCATGCAAATGTACGAGCAATGGCTCAAGCCGAAGCCAGCTGCGAAACCTCGGTACGATCCGACACTGCCGAACGCTGTTATTTGCGACATTGACGGCACGTTGGCCCACATGATCAATCGTGGCCCATACGACACGTCGAAGTACGTTGATGATGCGAAAGATGACACCGTGCATCGAGCATTTGCGCGGATCGCAGAAGGTGACACCAGAATCATTTGCTCTGGTCGCTCAGCCGACCACCGGGAGTCAACTGAGCAGTGGCTTGCTACCCATGGCATCACCTACGACCTTCTACTGATGCGTCCTGAAGGGGACGTTCGTAAGGACAGTATCGTGAAGCGAGAGTTGTACGAGACCTTCGTGGAGGGCAAGTACAACGTGCGTCTGGTACTTGATGACCGAAACCAGGTTGTCGATATGTGGCGTGACGAACTCGGCCTCACGTGTTTCCAGGTTGCTCCTGGCGACTTCTAGAGTCATACCGTCCACACACCCATCTTTGCCGCTCGAACCCCACGAGCGGCCTTCTGTGCGTTCCTAGTGACATATTTCAAGCATCGTCGTACGTTAAGGACATATGGGTAGTCAACCAATCATCATCCGGCGCAGTCTCTTTGGTCTACTTGGGCTGATTCTGGTTGGCCTTTTGATCGCTGGATTCATCTATGGGCTGGCGTACTTCCTCCACACTCAGAATCCACGGGACACGACACCGATTGCGATCCTGCAGTTGATGGGCGTCGTCGTCCTGATCTCCACAGCGGTAACCGCCATCGTCTACAACCTGCACTCGATGACACTCACCGACAGCGGCGTGACGATCAAGAACTGGGGGAGTTTGTTCTTCAGCAGCGAGACACACTGCGATTGGAATGAGATCGAAGACCTCAATGTGCAGCGCGGGGGACCGTTGGCTTTCGTTGGTGGTTACGCGGAACTCACTATTCAGACAGCCTCGGCGGTGCCTCGCATGACGTTCAAATACTGCCCTCGCCCTGAGTACTGGCGCGACTACATCGACCAGCGCAGCGAGAGCACACCTCAGCTAGTCCGCAGCGTCTAGAAGAACGAGAAGATCGCACCGGACACAACGAGCAGACCCAGACCAAGCAGCAGCATATGGAAATCGTCCTTCATCGTTTTCTTCTCAGACTCCTTGAAACCACTGGTACCTGACTTGCTGCTTGTCTGATACAGATCCCAGCCACCTACAAGCACAAGGACGACCCCGACGAGTCCCGCCACTGCTTGTAAGAACCGCAGCACGCCCAAGATGAAATCCATCGTGAAGTCTTACCACGGCACTCCGTCAGCAACATTCACGCCTACTTGTAGCCCTCTTCCCTCAATCGCGCATCAACACTGTCAGGCATGGTCGAGCAAGAATCTTCGCCGCGATCCTCCGAGTGATCTAGAGCTGTATCCGTAATCCCCACCGTCGCAACAGTGCCCTCCCATCCACCAAGCGCAGCGATCGAGCCAGGGTTGAACCTCGCGGCAATGTCCACCTTCTCAATCGCCAGCTGATCAGCATCGGGTCCAAGGTAGATCCCACCGTCTGCTGCACGTTCGATGTACGCGGGTCGAGGCAGTACCCCGGATAGTTGGTTGGCGTTGTACTCACTCATGAACCAGGGCGGGGTGTTGAAGTAATACCAACTCGCAGCACACACCCCGTAAAGGCCAGGACCGAACTGTGCGTAGTTGAGATACAGCTCCAAGATCCGCTGGTCTGACATCGAGTAGCTGAACTCTGTCGCCATAACTGCTTCGAGTCCCTTACGGATAGCGCTACGCCCAGGCCAGAGGAAGATGTTCTTCACCAACTGCTGGGGGATGGTTGATCCTCCTACTCCAGCATCGCCGTCCATGTATTCCCTTGCCTTAGAGGTCAAGTCGCTGATCTCAAACCCACCAGCGCGCATACCAAGTCGCTGATCTTCGTGGGCGATCACTGCCGCAATCATGTATCGGCTGATGTGGTCGAGATCGACGTACTGATAAACGATCGGGCCTTCGTCTTGCAGCATGAACGACGTCCGCGGTGGCGTGAACCATCGGTATGAGAGTGTCACCATCTCCGAAAGCACTAGGGGAGTGAGCATTACGAGCGCAACGTACATCGTCCATCGACGCCAGCGGGGGCGATGCCTGCGGGTGGCCGGCGGTTGTTCTGGCTCGTAGATCTCGTACTCGGGTTCCGGTGTGTGTACCCGCTGAGGCTCGGGGAGGAGATCGTCGAGGGAGAGTCCCCGTGACCTATCGAAAGCGGTGGTGTTGGCGGTATCCATTGGTGGCCTCCCAATTCTCTGGAAAATCGCGCACGGGACAAATAGCCGAATGCGGATTTCGACCCATTTTATGCGAGATTTCGAGAAAGGGGATAGCGAGTTTCGGGGGTGGGGAATGGAGAGAATCGCGAGGTGGGGTTAGCGATTCGAAGAGGGGGTGTAGCCGTCCATCGTCTGATGGGTGAACAAGTAATCGATCTTATCTGCGTACTTGCGAACGTACGGGGTAAGGGTGATCTTCGCCGTAAGGGGAATATTTAGTGAACCGTTTGTTTTAACTATCATTACGATACCTATTTAAACACAAAGTTTGAAGAATTGCAATAGTAAAGTTGAAAACTGTGGATAAGTCTAATCATTTCGCTATTGCATTTATTGGTCTTTTGGCTCATAGTTATTTGCAGGAGAAATAAGAATATATGAATGTAGCATCGTTGAAATTATCAGAAGAACTCTACGATTTGAGTGGATGGAAAGATACTCCGAAAATCTGGTTTCTACTGGCTGGTCCTGGAAAATGGATCACTAGGGACAGCAACACAGGTGGGAAGGCTCCGAGTCCGTCGATTCACGTTCCCGCGTACGATCTCAGTTATTTGATATTGCGTCTTCCTGGCCACTACTTACAAAAGTTTGGCAACGATTCTTTTAAAGCGCATTGGCACGACCTTGCATCGACCGAAGAGCAACGTGTTCTGGGAATGGATCATCTCAGTGGGTATAGCGATACTTCGCCCGAGAACGCCTCATGCCGTTTAGCAATTGAACTCTTCAAGGCTGGTGTTCTCACGAAGGAAGCTGCATCATGAGTGAGTACCTACCAACACCCGACTACATCAGCACCAAGTACTCCTCGCCTCGCGATGAAGTCCTGCATCACCTCTCACTAGAAGGCTGGGCCAACCAAAGCTCTGGCGACACCGCATCGACCACGGGCTACTTCGCCAGAATCAGCAACAGTGAAGCCGAACTTCAAGAGCTGACAACCAACTTCGAGGAAGCCATGCAGTCTGCCGGCCTCGCTGATCCGTCTGCCTTAATCGGTCACTACCTCCTCGTTGAAACCGACGACGGCTTCGTTCACGTAGGTGCGTACAAGTCCGAGGAAGAGGTGATCGCTGACTACCTCAAGCTCGAAGCCGCTTATGAGGACTGGGCGGGGGAGATGGCATGAGTCATCGCATCAAACTCCGAGCATGGGACGCCGAACGTCGATGTTTCTACTACTCCACGCAGCCAGGGGTGGACTTTGTATTCGGGAAGATGGGGGACGGTGTCTATATCGACAACCTACTACGCCTCGACCTGACCGATGAGAACACTTCTCAGTTCACGGGTGTTGAGGATGAGAACGGCGTGGAGGTCTGCGAGGGAGATATCGGTCTAATTGGCACGACTCAATACACCGTGTGCTGGAACGAGGCTGGTGCATTCTTCGATCTTGCCTGGGAGAACAGCACGGACATGGACACAGATCTTCTTCTATCAGACGCTGTGAACGGATTTCCGGTGTTCGAAGTCATCGGCAACCGTTTCGAGAACCCAGAACTACTGGAGGTCATCTCATGACCCCAACCCAAACCCTCCGCGCTGCAATCAAACTCGCCAACTCCAACGGCTACGACAACCCTGCACTCTTCGGAACCATGGATCTAATTAACCAGTGGAACATGCCACCTCGTGGAGTACTGGGGATCTTGCTGATGAACCACGACTTCTGCCGAGCGCTTTGGGGTGAGGAGTGGATCGTTCGTACCCAGACTGTCGCGGTGTCTGATGACCCGTTCGGGTATCTGGCGGGGAGTTTGGAGGAGTGGGGATGAGTAACACCCCTACAGAGTCAGAGTTCGATAAAGAGCTAGACCGTGCGCTTACTAACCACAGAATATGGGTTTATGGAGTTTTATCTGAATGCAATGACAAGACATTAACTCAAGAAGAATTTGTACGAGAAAATGCAAGGTATCAGGCTCAAGCAATAAAAGCTATCAAGCAAGCAGTTGATAAACATGTGATCTGTGAAGATATTGAGTTTGAATACATACCATACACTGAGATCCATTCGGATTATTCCGAGACAATAAGGCGTATTGCAGACTTTGCTGGAGTGATGGCCTGTAGCGTATGTAAAACAATTGAAAACGTACCTGACGGACATGTTTGTGAAATCGAGAACCGACGAAAACAACAGCAACGCAAAGCCCTATATGGGAGAGATAAGAAGTAATGAGCAAGCTTAACGTAAGAAAGTTTCAAAACACAAAAACTAAGGAGGTTGTTGAGGCAGTCTACTTTTTCGACGATGTTTCAGACGTAGACGAGATTGCTCGATGGTGTAGTGGAAATGTCCGAAAGGGTGGGCGATTCGACCGAGAACTTGTGACGATTATGACCAATGGCTCTGTCTATGTCGCAACTGATGAGCACTGGATATTCAAGGACTCAAGAGGTGATTTCTATCCATCTGAAAACGAAGTATTTAGGGGAATATATGAGGAGGTTGCATAATGTCCAACCCTACTAAACCAACAACCAACCTAACGCTGAAAGGAAATAGCAATGGATAATGTTGAATATTACGTATACTACGTTCACGCCGACGGATACGAGGACGCGTCTTGGTACTCCGAAACAATACCAAATGACGATGTATCGCTAGAAGTTGCGACAAAGCACTACGATGCGATAAATGGGGCACCAGGAAAGCGGTTAACGGCTATCTATCGCCCGAGTAACGAAAAGAAAGTAATCAAGGAGTTACTGTGACTACACCTATTGTCCGACCTCTAGTAAAACCAACAACCAACCTAACACGAGAAGAGCTGCTCATTGAGATTCAGAATGTCGATACCGCTGGCAGTGTCGTGAAGAATGAGATAACAGGTACAGCAATGAAGACTATTATGCTGTATGTCGATGCCTACATTCAAGCAAAGGAGCGTGAAGCAAGAATAGCAGGGCGTCTCACGGAAGCCCGTAAGATCAGACAGCATCTTAAAGACACTAATGGGTACATAGACGATGCTTACTTCAAAGAGGAGATAGAGATGCTTATTACCTTAAAGGAAAGGGAGAATCTATGAGTGATACTACTAGTAAAGATGATGAGCTAGACATGTTGCTGCTCGAAGCCCGAACTGATGAGTACGGCGATTCTGGTAATTACAACGTCGAAAAGCTAAAGCAGCTCATCAGGCAATACGGCATACAAGAGCGGATAGATGGACTAGATATGGTGTCTTGGCGATATGGAATATTTAGAGATACGACTCTTGGAAAACCGGTCGATACGAAAGCCGTAAGCTTAAAGGATATTGCAAAATGCAAAGCTGAACTCACCGCCCTCAAAACTAAGCAGGAGGTAGCTAACTAGCCCCATATGGAAAGAACCAAATCCAGACGAACGTGCTCAGTAAGTGGTTGCGATCGAACCCATCATGCACGCACTTACTGCGCCCTCCACCTGAAACGGGTGGTTGCGCGAGGTGATCCGCTTTTTGAACTGCCGAAACAACCGAAGGTATGTACTGTCGAAAGCTGCAATCAAACGAGTCTGGCCCGACGCCTCTGTAGCGGCCACTACCACCGATTGATGCGATATGGCGATGCTACTTTCAGGCCCTTAAACGATCTCTCCAAAGTTGACATGCCGGTCTACAGAGTGTGGAACACAATGCGTAGTCGATGCTATAACCGAAATTCGAAGAGTTATGCAGACTACGGGGCTAGGGGGATTCTGGTCTGCAAGGCGTGGCGCGAATCCTACGGTAACTTCATAACTGATATGGGAGATCGTCCAGGTGGCATGACAATCGATCGCATAGATAACGAGTGCGGATACACCTGTGGACACTGTGTGGAATGCAGGTCGGAGAATTGGCCCTCCAACGTTCAATGGGCAACCCGACGCGCACAAGCTCGCAATACCCGACGCAATCGACTTTTAACGCTTGATGGCACGACGAAGACTGTCGCGGAGTGGACTGAGTTGCGAGGGCTTGGAAAAGGAACGATTCACGATCGATTAGAGCGAGGCTGGAGCATCGAACAGTCGATCGACACTCCAATGAAGAGGGAGCAGAGATATTTGATGAAAAAGGGTTCAACCCGGAGACCAAAGAATGGAAAAGACTAAATCTAAACGAACATACAAGCGAGCTGAGGTTCCACCTGAACTGTTGGAAGTTACCAATCTCGACCTACTTGACCAGATCCTCAACATGCCGGGAGAACAGGGCGACACGTACACCCGCTATGTGAACCTAAGTCTCGGCAATCAGGCGTTGCTCATGATGCAGGGTGTCGATGAGCCGGTGAACACTCTGAAGCGCTGGGGCGAGGACTATGGGCGCACCGTAAAGAAGGGCTCGAAGGCCGCCTACATCCGGCGTCCGGTCTTCCGAAAGGAAGAGAACGATCAAGGTAAGGAAGAGCAGCGACTCACAGGATTCGTACTGTCCAAGAGCATGATCCGTGCATCTGACACGGAGGGCGAACCACTGCCAGAGATCGAGCTACCTGAGTGGAGCGAGACTCTCGCTATGCAGAATCTCAAGGTGGATGAGGTTCCGTTCGAAGGCCACGACGGAAATATCCAAGGGTGGTCCATCAACCGCAACTACGCGATTAACCCAGTCGCTCGGTACCCGTTCAAGACGAAGATCCACGAGTGGAGTCACATCGAAGCGGGACACACTGTTCCCGAGGCTCATGCCGACTATCTGCAGCACCGTGGCGAGCGTGAGTTTGAGGCCGAAGGCAGCGCGTACATTGTCCTGAATCGTCTTGGGGCGCTTGCACTTTTCAACGCTGCCGAGAGTCGCCACTATGTGCAGACCTGGATGAAAGATCAGAAACCATCACCCGAATCTGCCGGCCGAGTCATACGAGTAGCGGAGAAGATTATCAAGGCTGGTCGCCAAACGCCCGCAGTTCCATCCGAGCCTATCGAAGTCTGATGGCAAGGTGGTCCGTGCATTCATTCGAACAGATGACAGACAAACTCCCGGACATGTGAGACTATCGGCATTCATCCAACAAGGAGATCGTCTGTGCATAACCGAATAGGACTTAAGCTTGCGGCGGCTGTGGTAGGTGCCATGCTTATCGGAGGATGTTCTGGCCCGTCTGGAGAGCCGGTTTCGGCTAATGTGCCGATAGCGTCAGCGAATGAGTCTGGAACCGATGAGGCATCTGACGATTGCATCTTGTATGAGGGGCCGAATCTGACTATGGCCGAATGGAATTCGCAGGCAGCTTCGGTAGCTAGCAGGTTCTCGGAAATCACAGCTAAGTACAACATGCCGCCCGCGTACGAGCACGAGGCAATGATGCCACCTAATACTGAGGCTGCAGAGACGATCCTGCGAGAAATGCCTGCGGGTGGGCTAGAACGATACTCGAAGTTCTTTTGTGAACAAGAGACGACGCCTGCAGTAATCGAGGCTAGAGCAGCCGCCACTTCGACGCAGAACGCCCCGGCGTCGTCAGGATTGGACTACCTTGGATACCTCCGTGAACTTGATCAGGTTTCTAGGGACTATCCAGGCTACAACACGCTGTTTGGTGCGGGTTCGTGCATTCTAATGGAATCAATGGGTATGACTTCTTCGCAAATAGGTCACGAGCAAAGACAATCTCTGGATGATGGCCGTGCCGTGAATATTGACGATGACTATGCGCGGACCGTAGTCGAATACCTTTGCCCTCAACTATCGTGACTTAATTCACCATTTGTCATAAACTAGTCTCATATGGAAGAACAAACCCCTCAAGAAGAAAAGAACAAGGGTGGACGACCACTCAAGTTTAAGTCGGTAGAAGAACTTGATCTTGCAATTCAGAACTACTTCGCTGAGTGCGACCCACACACCACGAAGACACTCGTCGAGACTGGTCGAGACGGCCAGGGCAACATGTTGTTCGACGCCCGGACGATCTTGACTGAGCAGAAGCCGTACACAGTCTCGGGGCTTGCGAGAGCCCTTGGCATCGATCGGGATACGCTCGTCAACTACAAAAAACGCGACGAGTTTTTCGGCTCGGTTAGCGCTGCTTACGCTCGTTGTCACGAGTACGCCGAGAGTCAGCTCTATGGTCGCTCAGCTACGGGGGCTGCGTTCTCCCTGAAGAACAACTGGGGTTGGAAAGATCGTCAGGAACTCACTGGTGCCGAGGGTGCGCCACTCATGCCGATCGGATTAGACAGCGCCATTTTGGCCAGGATGCAAGACCGTGGCGAGACTCCACCAGTCACAACGGAAGATAGCGGAGAGTAGTTCTCGCTTCAAAGTCCTCAGGTGCGGTCGGCGCTTCGGCAAGACCACCTACGCAGTCGAGGAGATGAAAGGCGCGTGCCTCTTTGAGCCGGGGCCTGTTGCTTACTTCGCCACCACTAGAGATCAAGCTCGCGACATCGTATGGGCTGAACTCCTCGAAAACGTCATAGGCACAACCAATTACGTCTCTCACAACGAACAACGGCTTGAGGTCACGCTTCGACGGCCTGACGGGTCTCTGAACCGTATCCGCTTGTTCGGTTGGGAGAACATCGAGACTGCCCGAGGTAAGAAGTACAGCCTGGTTGTCCTGGACGAGCTGGACTCGATGCGTGCCTTCGAAAAGCAGTGGCGCGAGATCATCCGTGCGACCCTCGCTGACTATCGCGGACGTGCCTTGTTCATGGGTACGCCGAAGGGCTACAAGTCGCTCTACCGGCTTGAGAAGCTGTCGAAGACGAACGCGAACTATGAGGTCTTCCACTTCACGAGCTTTGACAATCCCTTCCTAAGTGTCGAAGAGCTGGATGAGATGCGCGGCGAGATGACCGTGACTCAGTACGCCCAGGAGATGCTGGCCGAGTACCACAAGATGGAAGGCCTGATCTACGAGGAGTTCAACCGCGACCAGCACATCAAGGCGTTGCCGTTCACCCCTGAACGATGGGCGCTCAGTATCGACTTCGGTTACAACCACCCGTTCGCAGCGGGGATCTTTGCCATTGGCTCGGACAACAGCCTGCATCTGGATCGGATGGTCTACAAGCGCAAGCTCAGTGACGAGCAACGTATGAACGCCGTGCGTGACTTGATCGGGGATACCAAACTCGACTTCCAGATCGGGGACTCGGAAGACCCACTGGCGATTGACACACTCAACAGACAGCTCGGACTCAAGATCCAGCCTGTGGTCAAGGGTGCCGGCTCAGTCTTGGAGGGCATCAACAAGTCGAAATCTCTGCTCCATCAAGGACGTCTGACCATGGACCCATCCTGTGAGGACTTGGCTTGGGAGAAGGAAAACTACAGCTGGAAGCTGGACAAGAACGATGAGCCGCTTGACGAACCAGTGAAGCAAGATGACGACGCCTGCGACATGGAGAGGTACGCGGTGATCACGATCCACGGCACGAAGAAGAAGGAGTTCAGGGTAAGAACCGCGTGATCTGACATGATCAGCGGATGACTTTGGGTGATCTCTTGGAGTATCCATTTTTGGCTAGCGTGTGGGGGACGGCTGCAGCATGGGTCGGGACGCTGGGAACGGTGATGTCTCTTGCGACGGCGGCCTACTACTATCGGTCGACGGTTAAAAGGGAAGAGCGGGCACAAGCCCAGCAGATCAGATTTGCTCATATCAGGCAGACCGACGACAAGATAATCGGACGTGTATATAACGATTCGGACCGCGCCATCTACGATATCCAGGCTATGCAGGCTAGACGTCCGTTCGAAGAAGTTGTCAGCAGAGCCTGTGAGATTAGGCCAGTGGGAGTAAAGACACTCGAAGGCATGCTGGAAGAATGGAAGAGAACTACTGGCGGTAGAGTGCAGGTCAATGGTTTCGAGAGCACTCATATTGGCCCGGGTAAGTCTTTCAAGGTAACGTATCCCTTTCTGTTTTCAAACACTGAGAAATTCTGGATAAAATTCCGCGACGCAAATGGGAAGCTATGGAGCCTAGAACTCGACACTCATAGCCCTGTCGAGCTTAAGGAGCCCGATTTCAATCACTACACGTGGGCGGAGTGGGTCAGGCATCCCGAGGTTCGAAAATTGAAGCGTGAATATAAGGATGTAGACAAGTGGGTTAAAGAGAACTACCACGACAAGAAAGGTAAATAGTCTGGTCGGAACGCACCAGATGCTCTAATATCAGAAATAGAACAACCGTAGCGCACACAACTTCATATGGCACAAAAAAGAACCCCCCTTCGTATCAAACTCGCATCAGCATTACTCGGCAGGAACAAAGCCTTCATTCCTCATCTCAGCAACACGCTTGAGATGTTCGATACCGGCAACTCCATCAAGAACTACCGCACCAAGCAGGAAGCGATTACTGCCAACCTGGGTTGGGCGTTCACTGCGAACGACGCCATCGTGCGCCCGACTGCCGGGGTTGAGCTGAAGCTCTACAAGCGAGACAAGAAGGGGGATAGGACCGAGATCTTCGAACACGACATCTTGGACCTGCTCAAACGCCCGAATGGTGCGCTCAAGGGTAAACAGATGCGCCGACTCCACTTCAGCTACATGAACTTCACAGGTGAGAGCTACGAGCTGATGATGAAGGGCGACAAACCTTTCGAGCCTGCCAAGGGTCAACTACCTGACTCATTCCATGTTTTGCCTGCACATCTCGTTGAGTTCAAGCTGGGGGAGACGTACAGCCAGAGCACGGTGAAGTTCGACAACAAGATCTACTCGATCGGTTCCGTGATCCGCGACCTCAACCCTGATCCGCGGAATCCGTACTTCGGTCAGTCCATCATCACGGCAGCAGCCGCGACCATCGACACCGACGAACAGATGAAGAACTGGAATCGTCGCTTCTTCGCGAACAATGCACGTCCAGGACTTATCTTCTCAACCAAGGAAGAGATGTCCGATGAGGTCTACAAGCGCTGGAAGGAACAGTTCAGTGATCAACACACTGGTTCCGAGAACGCGTACAAGAACCTCCTGGTAGAGAACGGCGATGCCAAGCCCTACATGGTGAGCCAGCAAGACCTCGACTTCCTCAACAGTCGCAAGTTCACTCGCGACGAGATCTTCGCGATGTTCCAGACTTCACCTGGCGTCGTTGGCATGATCGAGAACGCCAACAAGTCGATCATGGACGGTGCGATCTACATCCACACGATCAACAACGTCCTCCCTCGCATCGAGGACTGGGTAGAGCTGCAGAACACCAGCTGGATACAGGTCTACGACCCATCACTTGAACTCGACTTCGTGAACCCCGTACCTGAAGACAAAGAAGCCAAGCTCAAAGAGGCTGACAAGGGCGTAAACAAATGGCTGACGATCGATGAGGTTCGTGAACAGTACGGCATGGAGCCGCTACCAGAAGGCCTAGGATCGACGATCTATGCACAAGGGTCTCTCAGTCCACTTGAAGTCTTAGCGCGCCAGGAAACGCCTGAAACGACGCCACAGGGCGATGGAAAAGGTGAAACATCAACGGACACAACGACTGAGGGTAAGAAGAGCTTCCCAAAACCATAGTGACCCGAGACTTCGCCGACGACAAAGTCGAGGAGTATCGACGTAAGGGAGATCGCCACGAAGCGGCGATGCTTCAGTCGCTCCGCGCTCAATTCGAGAGTCAGCGGACTTTCATACTGGGCAAGCTGGACACCACGCCGACGCCTACTAGGGGCTACACCCGCAAGGACTGGCTCAGCGATGTGGTCGAGTGGGACGGTTTCGACATTGAGCTGGCGCGAGCACTAGCGCCGGTACTACTGACGGTCATCGGTGAGACCGGCAAGCTCGCGATGCAACAGGTCGCGCTAGATCCCTCGCTGTTCAACACGTTCAATGCAGCAATCCAGGCCTACTACAACGGGCGCAGCACCAAAGTTGCGAAGGACATCAACGACGAAACTGAGAAGCAGCTACGGGCTGAACTGTCGCAGGGGATTCAGGCCGGCGAAACCAGCTTCGAGCTTCGGGCGTGCATCGAGAAGGTGTTCGGCGCTGCCCTAACCTACCGAGCTGATCGCATCGCACGAACGGAAGTTACTACGGCACAAAGCTTTGCAGACATCGAAGCGTGGAGTCAATCTGGCGTTGTCGAGTCGAAGGAGTGGTACACAGCGCTTGATGAGCGTGTGTGTAAGTTCTGCCGACCGATGCACGGCACGGTCATAGGTCTGAGAAAGAAGTTCTTCAAGAAGGGGGACATATTCGAGGGTGACGACGGCAAGACGATCAAGCTCGATTACACGGACATACACGGGCCTTCGCTGCACGGGAACTGTCGATGTGTGTTGCTACCAGTACTCATTGCAGAAGACTAGGACTCGGTGCCAGCTCTACAACTACGATTTGATCATGCTGAAAGATGCCCTCGACAAATGCCCGCTCGATGGCCCGTTGCCAGACGGAACATGCCAGTACGTTAGTCACGTTGAACGTCCTGCTACGGCGCTATTTGCTCAAAACACGACTACCGTCTCAGGCGCTACGGAGATCCGTATGCGACCCCGCTTCCGAAGTGCGCAATCGAGCCGACGTACGACGAAATCATGCAACGGCGGGCGACCGGAGACATCGACAGAAACGCCTAATGCTCTGGCTTGAATCAGTCAAAGGTGCTTTATTCAGAGGTAGATGCAGTACATCACCACCCCTCACCAAGCTGAACTGAACGCAGCGGACAAGATGAAGTCCTGGGGCTTTACTGATGCGGTCGCAACTACCGGGGGAGCGGACGGTGGGATCGACGTCCGATCGTCACGTGCTCTGGCACAGGTGAAGTGGAAGGGTGGTGCTGCGGGTAGGCCTGAGATGCAGCAGCTCTACGGGGCGCGGGGCACTGACACCAAGAAGGCGCTGTTCTTCTTTGCAGCATCCGCATACAGCAAGGCTGCGATTGGGTACGCCGATGAAGTTGGGATCGGACTGTTCACTTACGACCCGGTAGGGGTGATGACGCCCATCAATGGCGTGGCTCAGCGAGTAATCAGCTCGGGTACACCCGCTACCCCGCCCACTGTCACACCTAGCTCGCAAGATGGATTGTTCATCGGCGCACTACTTCTCGCGATCGTCGTCATCGGTGGTATCGTCATCGCTCTCGGACACATTTGATACAGCCTCTGCCCTCAGCTTCGCTGCCTTGTACTCGGCGAGAAGTGGGTACCGCTGCGATGCTTCTGAGAAAACCCGAAGTGATTCCGAAGTGTTGTGTATGCCAGCGTCGGTCTCGAATGCGGTTTCCCAGGTAAAATACTTCGAGAGCTTAATATCAAGTGGTGGCCTATCGAATTCGATCTTAAGAATAGTGCCGCCAGTTTCTGCGGGGACGGTGTAGGACTCGACACGAAAATCGTTTCCAGGTCCTTGTGGTCCATCCAGAGTGAAGTCGACCTTATCCACGTCTTTCGGTAGCACTCTGATGTCATGGAAGCCGCGATGCTTATCGATGATGTCGAGATCATGGAGGCCGAGAAGGGCGTTTTGCCCCTCGACTGTCACGAGGTGTGGCTGCGACACCCTAAGCCCTTCGATCAGAGGTGCATCTATGTAAGGCTTCATTCGACTACGCCAATTCCTCCACGCTTTACCATCCTTGGACACGGGGAACTGAACATCGAGCGGATTGATCGGAACCGATGAGAGTTCGTTCGCCTTCTCCCACATCCATGCATCCAGAACGGATCGCAGGTTATGGATAGCATCTCCGAACATCGTGCCCCACTCATCAATTGGCGGAGGCGACGAAACACGAAGTTCGACTTCGAAAGTCCGACCATCAGGCGACGTGTGATGAGCAATATCGGTACTGTTCTTCGCCCAGTCCCTTACTGCGGCTTCGAGAGTTTCGATGTGGAATATCCCCCGTCTGACTTTCGCCATGACGTCACGACTCAGCTTGGGTATCAGGGGATTGATCGGTGTGCTCATGGCGTGACTCTACATGATGTGACAACTTCGTACTATTGATTTAATTGTGAACATAGTTGTATCTTTAGGATTAGAGAACAATTATGGAAAAGAAACTCAAGTTATATACAACCACGATCAAATCGATTGACGACGAAAATAAGTCGATCCGCTTCCGTATCAGTGACGATTCAATTGACCGCTACGGCGAGAAGGTTGATCAGTCCTGGAATCTGAAGAACTTCCTGAAGAACCCGATCGGTCTTTGGAATCACAAGAGCTACAACGTCGAGCCTGAAGATGTGCTTGGCCAGTGGAGTGACATCAAGACCGAAGACGACGGTACCTACGGGACGCTGACCTTCGACGTAGACATCAACCCCAAGGCCCTGACGGTATTCAACCAGTACGTCAAGCGGACGCTTCGTTGCGTCAGCGTTGGCTTCATACCTCATTCGATGGAGTGGGAAGACGACACCCCAGTACTGAAAGGCAATGAACTGCTTGAGGTCTCGTGTGTGCCGATCCCTGCGAATGCAAACGCGGTGGCACTCGCATTGAAGGACGGCTCACTCAACACCAAGGATGCCCAGTGGATGCTGCGCAGTATGCGGGACGGCGCGACGGAGCTGCAGGAACAACTGAATAAGAACAAGCCTGAAGAGGGCGAGGAGAAGCACGTGGAAGAAGTAAAGACCCAACTGAAGGATCTATCCGATCTGATCGTCAACCTAGGTGAGCAGTTTTCAGCGCTCGACACCAAGATCGAGGCGGTCAGCGGTGAACTAACTGAGGTCAAATCCACAGTCGCAGAACTGAAGCCAGCCGAGCCAAGCGGATCAACCGAACAAGGACAACCAGCTAAGGGCGGCGAAGACGACCAGCCCGGTGCAGGTGAGGACGAGTTCGATGAAGACGCTGAACTTACTCCAGAGCTACAGGCGCAGATCGACGAAGAGTTCGCCTCTGAGTCGCAACAGCAATAACCAACCAAATCTATTTTGCCGAAGGGGGTGATATGAAGAAGACAGTCAAAGAGTACACAGCCGAAAAAGTGGCTGAAGCAATCAAAAACAAGTCACAGGATCAAGTTCCTGGTGCAGGCGACGGAACGACAACCGTAGTCGAGACAGAGGACAGCAAGAACGCGGACATCAGTAAGGCATTTTTCAAAGCCCTCGCAACGAACCAGGGTATGGGCGAGGCGCAGAAGAAGATTCGCGAGCAGTACAAAGCCAAGGCTCAAACGATCGGAACACCTGACGAAGGTGGAGTCCTCGTACCGTTGACAGTTGACGCGAATATTCGCACGCAACTTGAGTACATCTCTCCGATTCGCCAGATCGCACGGGTAATCAGCAACGCTCCAGCGCGACTACAACTTCCGTCTGCTGATGGTGGCAACGCTTACTGGGTGGCTGAAGCTGCGTTGATCCCAGAGACAGAAGTCAAGTTCGCAGTGAAAGAGCTTGTCCCAGAGAAGCTTGCGAGCCGTATCAAGGGCATCACTCTTGAGTTCCTACAAGACGCAGCGATCAACCCAAGTGCTCAGGCCCTACTGGAGAACCAACTAGCGCAGAAGGCTGCTCTCGTTGAGAACCAAGCGTTCGCGAACGGCGACGGTGCTGACAAGCCTTTCGGTTTCCGTTCTAGTGCGGTGACTCCATTGACACTCGCTCAGGCTGGTGCAGCTCTTGCGTGGAGTGATCTCCTAGCTCTCCAGTTCAAACTGCCTACCGCATACCGCAACCAGGGCGTCTACGTAATGTCATCTGCTGCGCTCGCGAAGGTCATTGGTCTCAAAGACACTGCAGGCCGTCCGCTGTACATCAACTCGATCACTGAGAGCGGTGCGAACACACTCCTCGGTCGTCCTGTATACATCGTTGATGAGATCCCAACTACGGGAACGACTCCGAACTTCGTGACTGAGGTTTGGTACGGCGTATTCAGTGATTACGTGATTGGTGATCGACTAGGTACGACGTTTGATCTTGGCACCAGTGGTGACGACTTCGATCGTGCGGTATACACACTTCGTATGCTCAAACGAGTCGGTGGTGTTCCAACAAGCAACAACTTCGCGAAACTTACCGGAGTGACACTCGCCTAATGACGGTCGTAACTTTCGTGGATGATGTTTACCCTCACTGTATCGGTGACATGGTAGACCTCTCAGCCGAAGAATTAAAAGCGATTGATGCCGCTGTGTCAAAGCGCGGCATTAAGGGTTACGAAACGGCCAAAGGTGAATCGGTGGAAAACGCCGCGAAGCCTGAGGTTAAAACAGAAACAAAGACAGAAAAGAAGTAGATCAGCTTAACTTCGCATGAGGGTCGCTAGTAATAGCGGCTCTCTTGTTTTATATTGAGGCTAGATGAGTAAGATAATCACCCTCCCACAACTCAAGGATATAAACCCTGGTGTAAACGACACTGTAGGAGCCCTTGTGGTCGCCGCAGTGAACTCCTGGATCGAAACTGCGACAAGTAGGTGCTGGGGTGAGACGAGAACCGTCACAGAGCTTCAAAACGCTTCGGGGATCGTGTGGCTCGACCATGTGGATGTCGTTGAAGTCCTCTCCGTCACAACGGGATACCCGAACAGTGATCCGCACACGGTCGATTCCAACAGCTACTACGTGACTCCCGAAGGGCGGTTGGTGCTAAGCAGAGGCCGGCAAATGTCGCTGCCACCGTCAACACTCGACTATCTCTCGATCGAGTACACGTACGGGGTTGCAGAGGACGATGTACCAGCGGCGTTGGTGCTCGCAGGTCTCGGACTTGCGACGGGCTACTACGAGTACGTCTCAAATGGTGGACGGGAAGTCAGTCGCGCGCAGGTTGGCAGCTACACCTTGCAGTTTGCCGCAGGTAGTAGTGACGGATCAGGAAGCGGAGCACTTGGCTCGACCGTCACGCGGGATACGGCGGTGATCAACTCTTACGCAATGCGGAGGGTGTGATGCTGCTACTCAATCACACGTGCACCGTCAGCAGGGACAGTCCGGTGGGTACGAATGGGCGAATGAAGATGCAGCTCTACAAAACTGGGATTCGATGCCTCGCGTTGCCGATGGGATCAGCAGTCACAATCCAGAACGAGATGCAGATGGGTCGTGGATTCGAGGTCAGTATGGGTCCGGGTGAAGACATCAAGGTCGGCGATCAGTTGTCCTGCAATGGAATGATTCTGAGCGTCAAGTACATCCGTGACTACACAAACGTACCGCCAGTTAGTCACATAGAGCTGGTGTGCGAGCAGGTGATCTGATGGCATCTGTCACGATCACCGTCGATTCAGCCCAAGTCCGCAAGATGCTGGAGATCGCACCTGAACGTGTCAGGACTCGGCTGAACCGTGTTCTGAACATCGTTGCTGTCGAGACACAGCGTGAGATGCGAATCAAAGCGCAGGTAGGCGTCAGTGGAGATCTACGTCAGTCAATCAAGCAGGAAGTCACTGGCACAACGGCGATCATCGGCCCAACAGCCAAGTACGCGGAGGCTGTCGAGAACGGATCTCGTCCTCACTGGACAAGCGTGAAACCCGATACCTCGCTCTACAAGTGGGCGAAGGCAAAGGGAATCTCACCGTATGCGGTGCAGCGGTCGATCGCCTACAAGGGTACGAAGGCCCATCCATTCGTCGCACCAACGGTGACGCTGATGGAACCCCGCATACAGCGACGATTCGATACGGAGATAGACAAACTAACGGAGGAACTTATGAATGGGTAAATCGAGATCAATCAAAGACGCACTGGTGCAAGTGCTCTCGGAGATTCAGAACGGAGATGAGCCAGCGTTCGTGGAGGTGACTGACAGCACTTCGAAGGACTTCGAAGGGTACCCGTCGGTTCGTGTGCTTCCCAACTACATAGAGAACAACAAAGGTTCGATGAGTGAGAACGATCGCGATGTCTGGTTTCAAGTGGTGGTTCACCTGAAGCTGGAGGACGTGACAAAGGTTCAGTCTGAGACGATCGATCAAATGTATGACCTGACCGATCTAATTATGGACACGCTCGATGAGGCGGACTTCAACAACACTTTGGAAAAGAAAGACTCCACCATAGGTACGTACATCATGGATGCCGACCGTGCGGACTGGGATGTAGTCGAAAGTAAGGGAGGTGCTTTGCTGATGCTTGTCATCGGAGTGCAGGTTTCCTATTCAAAAGATCTAGATAATGGAGTAAATTAGCAATATGAGTGAAAGTATCAAGAAAAAATCGAAGGAAGAGGTGATTGAGCAACTAAGTCACGAAGCTCGGCTGTATTTCGTGCCGAATTTTGGGACTGTTGAGGCAGACACCCTTGAAGAAGCAGTCGAAAAAGTAAAAAAGAAGAAAGAAGAGGACGGTGATGCCAACTGAACCATACATAGGAAGGCGTGAAGCGATTGGCTTCGGCATAGGAACTGATCCAACACTGACGGTAGCGCCACAAGCATGGATGCGCTGGCTTGATCAGGACATCCAGCCGAAACCGGAGTTTATCGAGAATGAGAGCGCTATGGGTGTTGTCGAAAAGGTTAACGACAGTGAAGACGTTGCGTGGTCGGTAGCAGGAACCTTGAGAGGCAAGGTCACGGAGATCGGTGTTGGGTTCCCACTATTAGGCATCTTTGGATCGGTCACCACAGGCGCGGTGGTCGGCGGGGTCTATCCCCACACTTTCGACGTCAATCAGTCGAGCATCCCACCTGCAATCACGTTTGCTCATGTCACTCCAATTCAGTCGAAGCGGCACAGCTATGCAACTTTCGACACCTTTGAGCTGGCTGCTGAAGAGAAGAGTTTTGTCGAGGTCAGCTCTGCAATCAAGGCTCGCATGGGCGAGACATCAACTGAAGTAGTTGCTTTCACTGCAGAGAAGGAATTCACCAGCAAGAACATCGTCCTCAAGACGGCGGCTTCAAGCGCGGGCCTCGCTGCTGCGCCGGCGATTGCGGCCAAGAGTCTGAAGCTCAACATCGAGCGACCATCCGAGATGTGGTTCCCGCTAGGCGGTGACGACAACCCTGTGTTTGATCGTGGTGTCTTCGAAGCCAAGGGGGAGTTCGTGATTCGCTACCTCAGCACTGACGTGGAAGACGACTATCTTTCGAACGCAATCAAGGCGATGAGCATCAAGATGACCAACGGCGCAACAAGTCTGGAGTTCATCGCTACCAAGGTGCGCTTCCGTGAACTTGAGAAGTCGAGCGACCGCGACGAGATCGTGACGCAGACGGTGAGCTTCTACTGCGAGTTCGATACGACGGCAGGTAAAGCAATCCAAGCTGTGCTCAAGAACCCTCGCGCATCGTACGCCGCAGCGTAGAACGCTATTGACCAATGATATGCCCCTTGCTTAAATAGGGGCATATTTAATTGGAGAAAACATGTCGCGATTTGATTTAAAGGTAAAGGTTTCACTTAGGGGTTTGGCTGAGGGGTGGACTGATGAGCAATACCTCGAATTCACCCCATTTGATTCAGATACGTCACTCGATTCGAGTGACGAACTCAAGCCGTTAAAGGACGAGGACACTCGGGGTCTAATTACAGTCTTCAAGAAGTATGCTCGGCAACAATTCGTCGGGGGCAAAGTGCTCGTGAATGGTGAAGTAGTTGACGCCGAAGTGGACGACATCGACTCGCTACCTGCTCCGATAGTCACTACGATCTTCACGACCATCTCTCGCAGCGACTTCAGCAACCCAAAAGCATAGGCGTCGAGGCACTCGCTCGACGCGCAGAAGACAAGCAAGAACAGTACCGCGACGTTATCGTTCGCGGTCTTTCTAATGGTCACGAAGACGTAATCGATGAGATTCTGATTTATCGCTATAGGCAAGAGTTTCATCTTTCGTATCGTCAGGTGCTCGAAGAACCTCAGGCTGCACTCGAGCAGGCCTACCTGATTTGGTCGCTTGAAAGGGATAAACAGGATATGGATAGGAAGAGGGATGAAGCTGATTCAAATCGTGGTAGATTAAAAGTAGAGGAGCGGTAGTAATAAGACCGCTACAAGTTTTACCACGTGGCGAACAATAGAATAAACATCACCATATCCGCTAAAGATGAAGCGTCCGACGTTGTTAGAGCTGCGAGCGACAAGATCTCGGCGGCGACCAAAGCCCAAGCTGCAGACGCGAAAGCTGCTGCAGATCAGTTCAAATCGAACTTCGACTTCATAGGTACTGCTGCGAAGGCGGCAGGTGTTGCAATCGCAGGGTCCGCTGTCGGGCTGACTGCCTTCGGGTTGAAGAGTGCGACCGAACTCCAAGTCACCGCAGCATCTTTCAGGGCGCTCACGGGTGATGCCAAAGTTGCCAAGGATCTGTTCGCTAATCTCTACGACTTTGCACGTGGCACACCGTTTGCATTCCCTGACGTAGCGGCAGCAGGTAAGACGTTGCTCGGTTACGGACGTACCGCGCAGCAGGTGAAATCAGACATCCAGACTCTCGGCGGCATGGTCGCCACGACTGGCGCTGACTGGAGCCGGCTAGCTGTTGTCTACGGCCAAGTGAATGCCGCGGGCAAGCTCTATTCACAGGATGCGTTGCAGCTCATCGAGAATGGCGTCCCGATCGTCACGGCACTCGCAAAGCAGTACGGCATCGGCATCACGGACGTCAAGAAGAAGATGGAAGAAGGCGCGGTCAGCGCTGACGACTTCAACAAGGCCATGAAGTCAATGGTTCCGGCAGATGCCATCTCTCAGATGAGCAACACGATGACTGGCCGATTGTCTGGATTGACGGGATCAATTCGCTCCCTTGCCTTCTCGCTTGTGGGTATCGACTACTCCAAGTTCGATGAAGGTTCACCGCTACTAGTCAAACAGGGCGGGTTGTTCGATCGGGTGACGAAGGCAGTTCAAGACTTCTCGAAGACACTCAGCGACCCTCAGTTGAAGGCCGCCGCGGTGCAACTTGGAGATGGACTCGCTTCAGCTGTGGAGAACGGCGGCAAAGCGCTTGTAGACGTCCTCAGGTGGACTGCGAACAACCTGGACATCGTGAAGTCTGCGGCTCTCGCAGCAGCGGGCGCGTTTGTCGCGTTCAAGCTCGGCAGTGTCGTGAATGACTTCAGCAACTTGATCATCAAAGGAAAGACCCTCTCAGGTGTCCTGAATGCGATGGGTTGGAACCCCTGGATCATCGGCATCACTGCTGTTGTCGGTGCGTTCATCTACCTGCAAGATCGCTTCGACATCGTCGGTAAGGCGTGGCAAGGAACCCAAGACGCAGCACGGTGGGCGCAGAAGACATACGCGGACTTCTCGGCCACAGTTCAAACCACCTTCACCTCAGCGGTTGCCCTCGGGCGTCAGGCGATCGATCAGTTCTCTAGTGGTCTCCAACGAAGCCGACAGTGGCTACGGGATCACGAGAATGCGATCCGAGTAACCGCGTTGGTATTAACCGCCGTTTTCGGTCCAGCACTTGCCAAAGCGGCAGCGGCATCAGTCGTCGCTGGTGGCAGCATCGCAGTAAGCGCCGTGCAAGCTGGTGCAGCCTGGTCACTCGCTGCTGTGCAGGCAAGCGCCGCATGGATCGCCCGACTACCAATGGTCGCCATCGCAGCTGGAGTCAATGCAATCAAAGCGGCAGATGCAGCACTCATCGCATCAGCGGCCTGGATTCGACAAGCAACAGCGGCAACGACTGCATGGGTTGTTGCGCATACCAAGATGGCAGCGGCAGCTACAGCTCACGCGATCAAATCAGCAGCGCAAGCGGTGTGGGCTGGTCATCAGTGGACTTTCAACGGAACACGGGCGGCAGGGTCTTGGATACTTGGGTTTGTCGGGATGCAAACCGCTGCAACGGCATTTGGAACTGCATCATCAGCACAGGCGGGTATGGCAGCAGCAGCCAACGTCGCAGCAGCAGCTCGAACAGGGATCGCCTGGGTAGCCGCTCATGCTGCAATGCTCGGAATAATTGGAATGGTCGCCCTAGCGGTTGGTGGACTGATCACGATGTTCTTCAACGCACAGAGCCAGAATGATGCAACTGCGAACGCTGTAGCGCGACATCGGGCAGCTCAAGAAGCACTCACAAATGCGACGGTGGCGGCGAAGAACGCGCAGGACGCACTTAATGGATCACTACTCACTCAAGAGGGTGCTTCACTAGCAGTTGAGCGTGCCAAGCGATCCCTCGAACAAGCTATCCGTGACTACGGTGTTGGATCGCTCGAAGCTCGAGAGGCAACCCATAGCCTCCGTCGAGCAGAAGAAGACCTTGCTCGTGCGTCCGACGACGTGGCCGCGAAGACACGAAATGCAAAGGCAGCTCAGGACGAGCGGAACAAGGCAGCCGAGACCGTGAAAGCTACGTCTCACAGCGTCGGCGGTGCAGTCGCAGGTGAAGCAGCCCAGTGGTCAAACTTGGCTGGACGAATTAACGAAGCCGCAGAAGCCCGCAACAGGGGTGAGTTCAAATCTGCACTCCCAACGATGAATGCCGCACCAGGACTGAAGAACGCAATTGGTACGGCTTACTCACCAGGTGGCCGAACACTTGTCGGTGAGCACGGTCCAGAGATCGTGAACATGCCGCGTGGATCTCAAGTCACGCAGGCCTACCGCACACGCAACGAGTTGAACTCGGGCGGCGATGGCGGGGGAGTCACCAACATCTTGTCGGGCAACTTCACCTTCAACAACCAAGAGGCGTCTGACGCGTTCTTCAACCGACTCGATTCAACACAACGACTAGCAAAGGTAGGCATGTAATGAGCGCAATCGCACTGAAATACGGAGCATTTGACCTCCAGACCGACAAGATCACTACGACGGACACGGACGTCTACTCACCGCCGAAGAACAACGTGCAGGCTGACAAGCTCGCTGGTGCGGACGGAGCTGTGATCGTGAAGACGAACTTTGAACCGAAGACCTTTACCGTTGCCGGCCGAATCAGGGGGAGTACCCGTGAGGAGACGGAGAAGTTGATCGACGCGTTCAACACAGCCATGATGCAACCGAATCAGGCTTTCGACATCGCTCGCAGTGGTGACATCAGGCGGTACGTTTCAACTGCTCAAGGCATCATCATCAGTACTAGCGGACACAACACGGCGGGCTTCTCGGTGGACTTTATGTGTCCTACTGGCGTTGCGTCTGACACCTACAACACGGCACTGCTCAGCCCGTCGAACGTCGCGACTTCTACGGCTTCACTCGGTGTCACCGTTGGTGGTACGTATCAAGCTGAGCCAGTGATCAAGCTGAAGATCAACACACTCACAGGTGGGACAGCCAAGCGAATCACCGTGACCAATGGATCGACCATGCGCGGGGTGTCAGTGACACGTAACTGGGCAGCGGGGGACACGATCGAGATCGACTGTCTTCGTAAGACCATCTTCGTCAACAGCGTTCCGACTGATTACCTCGGGCAATTCCCGGTGTGGGTGGTAGGACCGGGAGTGATCGCATACAGCGACGACTTCACTGCTCGTGACGTGACAATCGAGTCGATCTACGTAAGACGTTGGCTCTAAACATCATTCACCTATAGGACGATCAGAGCGCTCGTCGTATATTGAGGGAAAGCAGTAAACAGGAAATCACATCAATGGCCAACAGTTTGTATGACAAAGCGAGAGAAGGCTTTCTGGACGGATCTATCGTCCTGACGACCAACAACATCAAAGCAGTGCTCGTTGATACGAGTACCTACACTCCGAACCTAGCGACTCACGCCAACCTGAGTGACATCCCAACACCAGCGCGAGTAGCAACGAGTGGGAATCTGACTGGCAAGACCGTGACCAACGGAGTTTTCGACGCAGATGACCTGACGTTCGCCGCACTCGGTGGCGCGAGTGTTGAAGCGATCGTTCTGTACAAGGACACAGGAACAGCAAGCACCTCACGACTGATCCACTACATGGATACAGGTACAGGACTTCCCTTCACGCCGAACGGTGGTGATTTGAATCTAGCCTGGTCAAACGCGGCAAATAAGATCTTCAAGATCTAAGGCTCGAACAGGTGATCTACTACTTCGGTGACGGATCAGACGGCGCACTCAACGTAGCGTCGGGCACTCAGAACTTGCCGCTCAATCAGATCCACCAGTTCACGAGTGTCACGATCGCAGCGGGCGCGACTCTCAGTACTGCATCGACGACGGGATCGGTTCTCTTCATTGCAGTACAAGACACCTTCACTTTGAACGGCACGATCAACGTGTCGGGCAAGGTCAACCCTGGTTCTGCGGACTGGTCGTTCACAGTAGATGGAGTCACCTACTCATCGCCTGGTGTTGCTGTGGGTTCTTACTACTCAGACCATGGCCCGGCCAACTTCGGTTTTGGTAGTGGAGGCGCTGGAGGAGGGTTCAGCGGAGGACCGCTCGGCGGCAGCGGTGGCAGCGGTGGGTATGGGATCTCCGGTGGCGCAGGCGTAGGCCAATCACGCAATTCAAATGGCACGTTCAGCATGAACGGAAACGCGGGTTCGAACTCGGGCGGTGGGTCGGGAAGTAGCGGGATCACGATCAGCAAGGACAGCACTCGTTTCCTGACCGTCACCAGCAACAGCGGTAGGGGTGGAACCTCATACGGTGAGAGTGGTGCCGACGGCTCGGGTTCGGTTATTGACCAAGGTGGAACTGGGAGCGCAGGTTACTCGTGGGCATCAAATGGCGGTGGAGGTGCTGGAGGTATCGCAGGACGCGCAGGTGTCCACATTGTCATCCGAGCTAGGAAGATTGTTCTCAACGGCACGATCATCACCAGTGGATCGACGGGCGGCAATGGTGGTAACGGCGGGCGGTTGATCCGCCAGTCAGGTGCAACCAACTTCTGGGGATCTCCAGGACTCGGCGGTGGTGGGGGATCGGGTGGAAACATCTCGATCTTCTACGCAGACACGCTCACTAATACTGCGGCGAAGTTCGTCAACGGTGGGTCCGGTGGAGCTGCTGGGTATGGCGACACTGGGTTTGTTCAACCAGTAAGTCAGGGTGGTTCAGGAATCCCCGGCACTTTCACTTCCAAGAAACTCACCCCTGCTGAGTACGCATCGTCAATCTCAGTCGATAGCACCAATTCTCAAGTCGCTTACGGATCACCAACTCTGACCGCTGGAGCAGTGACGGTCACCCCGACTAGCGCAGCCTCCAGCTACGCGGCAGGGCCACCGCTAATCACCATGAATATCTGGGACGTCGGAAACTCGGCGTCGGTAACCGGCTATGGATCACCAATTATCACACAAGGGCCACCTCCTCCACCTCCTCCAGTGAACTGGGAAGACCTCGGAGTTGAGAACACCAAAGAGTATGTAGCCAAGGTCTATTCGAAGACTGGGCAGTTTATGCGCGTACTCACCGACATCACAGACGATCTGACCTTCTCACAACAGATCCTCACACCAGGAACTACCACCACAATCAGACTGGCTCGATCTGCCGAGAACACGATCGAACTGCGCGAACCACTCACCGATCAAGCTGGTGTGGGATATACCGATCAAACCAGTGATCCGTACGTCGTCACCAGTACCACGGCAAACACTGTCGGCCCAGATACCGACATCGAAGAGGGGCTCGGCGTGGACATCTTCGCTCACTACGGGGGCTATGAACCCCTCGTCAATGAGAAGGGCGAGCCGTACGTTGATCAGGACGGAGATCCCTACATCGTTTCTACTGGTGCTCCAATGGGCCGGCGAGTCTTCAGCGGCAAGATCATGAAGTATCGCGCTCACTACGGCGATACCGAGTATGTCGAGGCGACCCTCCGTTCCCATGGAGATGAGCTGACCAAAGGCGAACTCATCAAGAGCGGCGCAGCGACGACAGTGACTTACCCATCTACTGAAATCGCTACAATCGCCAAGAATATCCTCGACACCAACCCTGGCCGAATCGGTTACACCACAGGGTCAATCGACACCACGGGCGTCGCCCCAACGATGAAGTTTGAGCTGAATACCAAGCTGGAGGGCATCAAGAGCCTCTACACTCAGACCCCACCTGGCTTCTACTGGTACGTCGACGTCGGAGAGAATCTGCTCTACATCAAGAAGCGAAACACGGTGGCGGACCACATCTTCGTCAAGGGGAAACACTTGGCGGACATAGACATCGAGAAGTCTGCAGAGGATCTGAGAAACAAGATCTACTTTGTTGGTGGTGACAATGGAACTGGCGCTCTGTTCAAGATCTACGCTGATCCAGCCGCAATTACAGAGTACGGGTTGGGTGTCTACCGAATCACCGACCGACGCTTCACGGTGGCAGCGAGCGCTCAACGCTACGCCGAGAAGATGATGGGCGAGTATGGCCGCCCGATTTGGACATCGACAATCACAATTCCGTCAAGCGTGTATGACATCGAGAGCATCAAACTGGGGCAGATGGTTGGTTTTAGGAACTTTGGGAACTTCGTGGATACGCAACTGCTCCAGATTGTCGGATACAACTACACCTCGACGCTGATCACGTTGACGCTCGGAACTCTTCAAGAGGGGATGGCAGAGATCATCGCAGACCTGGATGAGGGGTTGTCCAATGAACAATACCAACAGCTACCTACAACTCCGTCTTAACGTGTTATATTAGCGATAAAGAGGAACAATTGAATATGGCAAAACAAATTACAGATAACGCGTCAAAGTCACCTGTCGCGCAAGAAGACATACTGTTGGTGCGAGATGTTACTTCGAACACTGATAAGAAAACGACCATCGCAGGAGTTGCGCCCGCCGTCGCTGCTAATCTGCCCCTAGCCTCAGTGTCTTCGACAAAGATAAATTTTGGAGGTGGCGGCGCTGGCTTATGGTGGGAAGAGATCGGACGCACAACCCTTACTAGTCCCGGTGACGTCATATCGGTAGCTGGCCTTCCTGCGAGGAAATTTCTCGCGATCCGGTTCATGGTCTTTACAACATCAGGTCAGCAAGTTTCTGTAGTAATGAACTTTAACAATGATGGCGCAACTAACTACGCATATCGCGTAGCGGACAGCGGCTCCCCAAGCGAGTCCAACAATCTCAACGCAACTGGCCTCTTTTACACCGGACCTGCTGCTTTAAACTCGTACTTTGCCGAGGCCGAAATTGTAAACTTGCCGAACTATGAGAAGACGATTCTCTCGCGTGGTGCGATCAACGTCGGAAACAGTGCTACTAACAACATAGTTCGGATCACAAACTACGGAAAATGGGCGAATATCACCGCGCAGATCAATCGAATTGACCTGACGAACCTCGGTACAGGTGACTACGCGATTGGTTCAGAGCTTGTGGTTTTGGGGCACAATTAAGGTGGAGCAGATCGTACAGCCGTACTACAACATCAACGAGAAAGCAGGGATGTGTTTGTCATACGCCCGTCGGGTCTTCGGTGCGGGGATTGTGGAGACAACCGCCTGGGAGGGCTGGACTAAAGCTCAGTTCAAACACGCCGATCGTGATTTCCCCGCCGGCCTGGCCGTGCCTGTTTGGTTTGATTGGTGGGGTCAGCTCCCAGGAGACAACCAAAAGTACCAGTATGGTCACGTCGCGATACGCGCAGCTGACGGGAAGGTTTGGTCCTCGCCGCTAAGCGGTGTCGGCCGAACATGGTTCAACACAGTAGATGACCTGGTACGTGCATTCGGTAATGGCATGCGATATGTCGGATGGTCCGAGGATATATCGAGAGTCAAAGTAGTGGACTTCAAAGGAGTAGAAGTGGAGAAGATAACCAGAGAATTAGAGAACACGATGTCCTTCCTCGCAACAGGGGATTACCCTGGTGTTGGCTACGACTATCGTTTCACTGACCAGCCTATGACCCAGGTGGTCATGAACCAGTTTGTCAACTTTTGGCTCGAAGCCAGCAGGTATTCGGGTCTCGCATCCCGTCTGCAGTCATCCGAAGAGACTGTCCGATTCCTCCTTGCCGCAGGTGCTAATCGGGACCCTGAATCATCTAAATCGGAGGCCGAGAAAAAACTGTCAACTCTAAAAGGTGCGCTGAAGGACGTCATCTCGGGCTGACTCTCATGGCTGATCTGAACACAAACAAGGAAAGCTACGAAGACCTTCGTCTTGAGAAGAAGGTTGACGAAAAGATCAAACAAGCCCTCGAAGAATATGACAGGGCTTTGTGGGACAAAATACGAAACTATGTGACGATTGCGCTTACTAAGTTTGAGAGCGCATACGGCGTTGGAAAGTTTGTTGTAGTGGCAGTAGCGCTTCTCGTGATCGGCACGCTGTACCAGATATTTGTGACACTTGCACAAACGGGAGTGGGTAAATGAAGCCTCGCCGTCGTTTGCTTGCAGTAGCTGCCGCGTCGGTTCTGGCGACGCTCGCAGTCGCGCTGCCAGTTGCCATAGTGGTGCAGTCCACAACCAATCGGACGGAGATTTCGACAAGCCTTGCGGTGCCAAGACCTCCAGTACCGCGAGAGGTGGAAAGTGTCCTTACTGATAATGCTGGTGACTTAATTATCAGCTACACAGACGGCACCACTCAGAATGCGGGCCACGTAGTCGGTAAGAGTGGAGATGGGCTAGCTCCAACCCAAGCTCAGATATCGGCGGCACTTGCTGAATACTGTGCGAATGGTCAATGCGATGGGCAAGCTCCCACTCAGCAAGAGATAGTCGATGCCCTTAATCTCTATTGCGTGGGTGGAATTTGTAAAGGCAAAGAGGGTGCAGCGGGTGTGCCAATAACTGCTGAACAGATATCGGTCGCTGTCTCGAGTTACTGTGCCGACGGTCGCTGTCGGGGTGCCGACGGTGCGTCGGTTAAAGGTGATACTGGCGACATCGGACCACAGGGCCCAGCTGGCCCCCCAACGACGATCAACTGTGTTAAACGGATATACAACAGTAAGGCTGCAAATTTTATAGCTTGGAAGTATGTTTCGGAATCTGATGCCGACTTTCGGAATCTTTACAAGCTTCCAGACTGGGCCGAAGCAGTGAACTGCATAGACATGAGGGTTCGTGGTGAGTAGATCTCTTTATAAAGATCCTGATTGCGTCGCTTCACAGCCCAGTAAGGACCTCGACTATCGCAGTCCGCCCGTTTTCGTCCGTCCGCACGGCTATCGATTGTGGGTTCTCGGTGGACATAGCAGGTCGACAGTAGATACATACTAGGATTGAAATAAGGAGGTAAACATGAACCATACATACGATCAACCAACGTCAGCGCCAACATCGAAAGTAGCAGCAGCCGGAATCGGTGGATCAGTCGCAATCGTACTCATCTGGCTTGCCGGACAGTTCGGTGTCGAACTCAGTGCGGAGGTTGCATCTGCAATCACAGCGATCGTCGCGTTTGCGGCTGGATACTTCAAACGAAGCAGCACTAAATAGCTCTCAAAAGCATTTTGCGTCGCGCCTGACACGTGTTGTCGGGCGCTTTTGATATGTAAGGCCTGCGAGTTGCGCGGCGTCTCCTGTAAGCTCTGATACGCTAAATTCCACTGAGTAAATTAGTTGTTCAAATCCAAGGAGAGCCAAGTGGCTGAACGCATCATCAAGCAACTGATCGATGATCTGGACGGAAATGACATTGACGAGGGATTCGGTCAGAAGGTCGAATTCTCTTACCAGGGAACCGATTACACGATCGACTTGCGTGACTCGAATGTCGACAGGCTAGAGAAGGCGCTCAAGCCTTACATCGAGGCTGCACAGAAGATCGGCGTAGCCCGCAAGACCCGCAAGGGAAGCGGAACACCCAATGCCGCAAGTGGTTCCGGTCGTTCAAAGGAACAGCTTCAGGCGATTCGTGACTGGGCAGTGAAGAATGGCTTCGAGGTTGCACCCCGTGGGCGTATCAAGGCTGAAGTGATCGACGCCTTCGACGCAGCGCACTAGCGTCTCTGCACCACTTCTCCGCCGCTACATGTGGTGGCATCAGACTCCCCTGGCCGAAATCTGGTTGGGGGAGTCTTTTTGTCTGACCACCTCTGTTAATCCGTGGAGCATCGGTGGGGTAGGGGAGTGATGCTGGAGGGTGTCACCCCTGAAGAACGCATTCCAACGTGACGGGTAGGGGAGTGCTGGAGTGAGCGTGATTGTCGTGGGTACTCAGTATGGTGTGTGGATGCCAACTTACGGAGTCTGGAAGTCGAGTCGATACTTCATGATCACCGATCTCGATCCTGCGAAAGAATCTGACTCGCTGTCCGAGCTTGAGTCATTTGCCCTGCAGCGCAACTGGTATGCACCCGCTCCGGCATTGATCGCCCGACGGAACGGTAGCGCCTGGGTTCCACTTGACTGGGTACGTAAGGATGGACGCGACCCGCTCACACCGGACCAGCCGATCAAGTACCAGGAAGTGCGCGAAGGTAAGCGAGCGTGGGCGAAACATCTTGGTAAGCGGCCTACTGATCTCACGCAGGCATAGCCAGAAAGACCGAACCCCAGCAGACAGTTTCGTCGCTGGGGTTCGGTCGTAGATCGACGTGATGGGGTGTCACCTGATGTGCGTGAAGTCTCTCAAAGTGTCTCGGATTCGGATGAAGTCGTGATTCGCGAGTGAGTCGACTTCGCCAGTGATTGCTTGGATGCGTGCGCGAGTCGGAGAGTCGAGATAGTTGTTCGGATCAATCTCATCTCCCATCATGCGTCACGCTTCGTGTGCGATTTCTCGGCACTCGATCATGACGGACTCGGCGTGCATCTCCAGTCGTTCTGCCGCTTCGACCATTGCCTGTAGGTCGTTGATCCTGGTGCTGTCATCCATGTTGATCATCCCATCCTCAAGGCTCGTAGTGGCTGAAGAACATTCGTGGTCGAAGCAGTTCTGAGTTCGTTCAAGTTGTAGGAGACCCGGAACAATCGCAGAAGTGATTCAGTGTCGTATTGCTCGATCGCTTGACGATGTTTCTCTGCTTCGAAGATCAGCTCTTCACTGACTCGTGATCGTCTGTCCAAGCTCTCTCATCGCAAATGCTTGATCGATGAGGTTGTCGAGGATCTGGACGGGCGGGAGATCTGGCATCACTGCTCCAATCGGCGGGTCGGTCATGGTGAGTGCTGGACGGCTTGGCTGATGCGAAACTGAATGTGCTCCAGGTATGCACTAAGGCTGACAATCATGATCATCGCGAGTGCTGGATTCTCTTCGCGTAAATCGTCTACAGCACTTGCCATCTCGTGTGCATCTTCGACGAGCTTCTCAATCGTGGTGACTGCTTCAGCTTGCAGCGTCATCTTTTATCTCCCGGTTCTGATCGTCGGGCACGTCGTAGGTTGAAATGCCGATAGGCTTGTGCGGCTGCTTCGTTGGCGCAGCTGGTCTACGCCGCCGAGCTTCTGCAGCGTCAATGGACTCGATAGTTCTTCCGTACTTCTGCTCCGAGATTTGGAAGGCACGTTGTCCGTGGCCGTAGTTGGTTGCTTCGGGATAGGTGTGCATCGTGAACGGCCTACTCATGCCTTCATCTGTGTTGATGCGTGCAATGGTGTCGAAAGCCTTAAGGTTGACCATCTGCTCAGCCGTGATCGATCGGTCAGCGAAGTCGTTCTGGTGGATTCGTGCACTCTTCGGGCTGGATTGGAAGATGATCTTCGATCGGGCATTGGCTGCGATTGCATCCTGGGTCGAGCTGGAGAGTCGTTCGATGTACTGAGTCGCTAGGACTAAACCGAGCTTCTTGCGACGCGCTGTGGCGAGCATGTCCTCGAAATCCGAGTTCAACCGGCTGAAATACTGGAACTCATCGATGAACATGAGGTTCGGCTTGTCTGGCGTTACAGCGTTGGCTGCCCGCCACAGTGCACCAACGATGAAGCTGCCGATCAATGACGCGACCTGCTCCGATACACCTGCGAAGTTCACGAATAGGAGGCGGTTGTTTTCGATCACATCGAGCGGATCGAACGACGATGTCTCCTGAGTTACCAGGTACCGCGACTCAGGAGGTGTCAAGATCTCCCACAACCGGTTCTCAAGGGCCTGGCTGTCTCGTTCTCGCACCTCCTTGGTCTTGCCGAGCCAGTCGGTGAGGAATTGCTTGATCTTCTGATCTTTCTGCTTGGTGGTCACATCACGGGCCCATGCGAGTTCAACTGGTGTCCGAGGGTTTGCCATGACCAGCACGTCTGAGAGTGTTGCGTTTGGGAGCACGTCGAGTGCTGGAAGGATGTGGCTGATCAGCTTTCGCGTGTAGACGCTCTTGCTGTCGGGGTATATCGCTTCGAGCAACGAGATCAACTGTCCTGCAACGAGAGTTGGAGAACCAAGTTTGATGATGTTCAGTCCAATCGGAAACTTGTTTCGTCTGAAGTCGATGACGATCACATCATCGAGTCGGTGCTCAGGAACCTGGTTGAGGCCCTTGTTGAGCAGGTTGCCCTCGTACTCGAAGACGAAAGCCCCAAGCCCCTTATCGATGGCTTGGCGCAACATGCGTTCCGCGAGAGTGGTCTTTCCCGTTCCCGACGCCCCGCCGAGGTACGTATGCGTGAGCGCTTGTCGCCAGTCCATGGCGATTCGACGTTCTGGGCCTGGCATCGTGCTGCGTCCGAGAACTAGCCCCTCGCGAGGGACATCATTCATTGCAGGTCGGTGTTGGGTAGTTCCTCTAGTGAGGCCGGCAATGTCTGGCACGCGAGACCCCATGGGCCATGCGATGACTCCGCTCAGTTCCTTGGTCGAAAGCTCAGCAGTCATGATCAACGGGGTGCGGGCGAACTCAATTTGATCCGACAGCTTCACCGGATCGACGGGTTTCGTCTTGAAGTAAGCCGCACCCGATTCGCTGGTCAGCGCAGTCACAACATCGTTCACGAGACGAGCTGCTCGCTGCTGGTTGGCGGCCTTCGCGGCGATTCGTCCCGTGGCGAGGAACATTTGATCGGACTGCTTAGCCCGACGATCACCGATCTCTTCGGGACTAGCGATGGTCTTGCCCATCAAAGCCTGCCAGATGGTGGTGTTGGCACTTGAGACGTTCTCTGCCCCGTGAGCGATTCGTTTCGCATTAGAGTGGCGGATCACCCACTGCAGTATCAGTTCATCGCCGTCTTCCACAGCATCTTGCATCGAACCGAGAAGCCGAGCGCTGTAATCAGATTCGCTCGCCAAGGCAAGAGTCCTTGCCCCGTTGTGCATCTTGATCGAGACGCCGTAGTCGTACTTGTAAGCAACATTGTCGTCGTACTCCTGGTACCCGATACCGTCTACCGAAGTCCGCAGCATCTTCATGAGGTACTGCCCTTTCCCCTTGGGGAAACGGATGATGTGCTGAATCCCGTTGGGGGAGACGACAACCTCGAAAACGATGGTCGGTGTGCCATCGAAGGCGTGAGAGCCGGGGAGAAGTGATGTGCCGATTGAACGGAGAAACGCAGTGACACGCTCCTCCGGAAGCTCAGGCTGGAAAGTGAGGATGAACGAGTCACGCGAAGTGTCGTACGCGTGTTGATGTTTCGAGAAGAAGCCCATCAGGAATCGCCCCTCTCAAGGGGATCTGGTGGGTACAAGACTGGGAGTAGACGTTCGATCATTGTCTACTCCCAGCTTGACACACTCTTGATAATTCGTCACTTGACGAAAGTGGCGGCTAGAGACGCATGTAGAACTTTGCGACTCGCCATGCGATGACCGAGACGGTAATCACGATGACCACGGCGATGATCAGGGGAGCTGCTGCTTGGATGATCGGCACCACGATCGAAAGAGCGATCGCGATGCCGATCATCGACCAAGCAACGGAGGGAAGGCGTTTGATCATGAGCCGTACCGACGTCGACGAGCGTCACGGATTATCCGAGCGTCGAGTTCCCCCATCTCCATCTCGCGCTGGACGCGCTTGACCTCACGGTTGTAGGCGTACTGCTTCAACTGCTTGTTGAAGATGATCGCCAACAAGAGGGGGAACCACAACGGGGAAAAGAAGAGCAGTACGGCGATGGTGTCGGTGAAGGTTTGCACTGGATTCTCCTGAAGATCAGTACTCGCGGATAGTGACTTCTTCTTCGATCCACGTTCGACCGAACTCGTCGGTGTGTTGAACGCGGCGTCCAACGATTTCGCGACTCGGCTGACGAATCGCCTCGTTGAACCCGATTTCATAGGCCAGCTGATCAAGCGCACTGGTCGGGCGCTTCTTCCTGTCTGCCATGCTTCGGACAGTACATGACAGAAGTTGGCATAGACAAGAGTTGTCCACAAGTGACTTAGACAAGGATTGTCTTATCTTGGCTGCTAAGGTGGACTTGTGTACGACGACAAGATTGCGACCCTCAGGTCTATGTGCGCTGGACCTGGACTGGAGGGTGGCATTGAGACGCGCACGCGGACGGTTCGTGATTCAGGCCAATTTGCTGGCCGAAACTTTCATGAGACCGTCGAGCTCATCCAGCAGGCGATCGATCTAGTTCCGCCTGGCAACCCGTATATCGATGCGATCGCAAACGCGCTCGCAATGCCTGAGACTTTCAGTGCGAAGGTCGGTGGCCATCTCACTGTTAGACAGGCTGCGTACGCGAAGCACGTCGGCATCTCGGAACGAACCTACTCGCGATACATCAACAAGGGATGCGAGCTACTCTCAAAGCAGATCGACGTTGTGTTGAAGATGCGAGCCGAAGGCATGACGGTTGACCAAGGTGACCCGACGATCGAGGGGCTCGCCAGCCGTGTGAGTTACCTTGAGCAACAACTCGTGAAAGCACTAGCTCGGATCGAAAAGCTCGAATCTGCTACCGTGCAAGATCATTCGCGAATGGAGGACGACGTGAACGATTCCGCTTTGGATGCCAGGCTCCGATCATGGGTGGACTTTGCGCCAACGGTTCTGTGGCGGAAGACGTTTGGTTCAGGCAAGGTATTCATCATAAAGCTGCATGAAGATTTCACACTGACTGAATGGTTGGAGGACGATCCGTCTGACACCTGGCAGGGTACGTGGAAGCCGGTAGCCGCCGAGTACTCAACGAAGATTTCGTCTTGGCTTGCTGGTTCACTGGAGACCAGAGTCGGCAGGTTCGTGACCAAATATGAACCTAGGTTTGGTGCCACAGGAAACGATAACGTGGTGTTCCAGGGGTTCGAATTCGACTCGTCGGTTAATCCAGATGGTAGCCGTGGCTATCCCTGCAAGCTTGATCAGGTTCCAGTAGCCTGACCGAGAGCCTTTGGTAGGTGCAGCGTACGCGTTTATGCCTTCCACTTGATTTCGATCAGTTCTGGATCAAATCGCCACTTGTCCTTGTACTTTGGGTACGTGTATCCCTCGTGAGTGGGTCGTGGGTGGACGACTATCTCAACTCCGAGAGTGCTCAATAGATCTCGCTGCCAATGGATTCCAGAGTTCTCCCACTTGCTTCGAAACTCGATCGCAGCTTCAGTCGTGACTCGACTTGATGTCTGCTGTTGTATTGACGTTTCAACCGCACGAAGCTCGAGGTCGACAGACGACTTCATTCGCTCGAACTCGTCACGGTTGAGTAGCCCGCTGACGTAGTAGTCGTTGGTTATCTCGACACTTCGGCCTTCCAAGGCCCGCTGACGGACATGAAGTTCACGGAGAGTTGTTGTGTCACTCTCATAAGTCGCAAGCGAAGCAGCAAGCTCTGGTGACTCCAGACGTGCCATGATGCAGTCAGACAACAGATCGATGATCGGCTCGACCATTCGACTTACCTTCCCGCAACCGTTCGGTCTGCCCGTTTGCGAGTCGGTTTTTCCACAGGCTGCGGTGGTCTTGTAGCTTCCGTCGCGTTGCTGCTTTGACTTGTGGAACAACTTCTTTCCACACAGACCGCAGAACAAGTAGCCCTGCAGCACATGCTTACGAGTGCGGCCAGGGTGAACTGACGTCCGCTTGCTAAGTGAGATGGCAGCCTGAAGGTCATCCCATTCGTCCTTGGTGAGGATCGCTGCTGACTCGGCCACATACTCGACACCCTTGTGATCCACGATGCCAGCGTTGATCGGGCGGATCAGAAGATTCCTGATCTTCAGGGCATTCCAGTCCTTGCCATGTTGCGTCAGTATCCCGCGCTGATTGAGGTCGATTGCGAGCGACCAGTAGGAAGCGCCGTTGGTAAATCTGTGCGCAAGCTCACGGATAACGGCTGCTTCGGATTCTCTGATGGCAGTTCGCTGGGGTTCGAACCCGTACGGGCGCTGACCCCCCAGATACTTACCTGACTTAGCAGCCTGCAGTTTTGCTGCTCGTTGTCGTTCGATCATGTGCTCGACTTCGTACCTCGCGACCGATCCGAGTTGGCGGGCTATGAGCCGACCTGAAGGGGTGGAGAGATCCAACGGTCCTGCCTTCGCCGTGTGGGTTGTGACGCCACCAACTTCTGACGCTGTCACGTACTCCTCAAGCTCGACCATCGATCGGTGTAGGCGATCCGAGTGCCACGCAATCACCATGCCGATCTGACCGTTTTTCATGAGTTCGAGGAGGCTGAGGTAGGACGGACGGGGTTTCCCTGAGTACGCGCTCAGATCGTTGTCTACGAGTACGTGAGATACCGTGACGCCGAGGCGCTGTGCCAGTTCGCGGCAATCGCCCTCTTGCCGTTCGACGCCGAGGCCGGCTCCAGTCTTATCTCGACTGATGCGGCAATAGATCGCCGCTGATGTGTTGTGTTGCAGTGTGTTTCGTTGGTCTTGCAT